CCAATAGGTCCAGTAGGTCCTGTAACCGTAGATGCTAACCCAATAGGTCCAGTAGGTCCTGTAACCGTAGATGCTAACCCAATAGGTCCAGTAGGTCCTGTAGGTCCAGTCTTTCCAGTAGGCCCTGTATTTCCTATAGGTCCTGTATTTCCTGTAGGCCCTGTAGGCCCTGTATTTCCTGTAGGCCCTGTATTTCCTGTAGGTCCGGTTGCCCCATCGCTTCCTACGTATCCAGATGCCCCAGTAGGTCCTATTTTTCCAGATGGATAAAATAGAACGTTTGTTATGTCAAATGTATCTGTTACACTGTATGATCCATCACTTGGTACAATACCATCCGCCCAAAATTGATAACTTGCTAAAACTGCGGGAACCGTTAAAAGCAATGTAGTGCCGTAATAAAAGTATACATGAACTGTATCTGAATAAATTGAAAAAGTCAATAATCCGCTATCAACTGATGTAGCTGTGGTTGTTGTGGATGGATATGATATAGTATATTGTAAATTTGAAAATGTAAAATAGTAGGAATTTGTTGATGATGAATCCTGAATTCCAATTTTTATTCTGTTTGAAAGTGATGTGTCAAATGATTTTGAATTAATTGTAAATTCTAAAAAAAATCCTTGATGATTCAAATCAATAAATTCCGAAGTTGTCGCATTGGCCCCAACACCTGTCTGTAAAAAGCGGAATGAATTCGAATTTAAAATCACTAGATTCGTAGGGTCTGAGGATACTAATGTTGTATAGTTCGGACCATTTAATCCATCAGATCCAGTTGGATAGCATAATACATTAGAAATAGTATAGGTATTGCTGGTGCTTTTTACTTTATATTCGGCGAAAAATTGTAAAGATGTATCAGTGAGAGTTCCTGATAAATATTCTTCCCCTATCAAACTTCCATTTTGGTATAATTTTGCGTTTGTATTGGATAAATATAGCGAAAATATATCAGTACTTGTGTAAGAATTAATTCCATAATAAACTCCAGATAATCCATCATCCGTTTGAAATATTGGGTTGTGTGTGGTAAAATCATAAAAAAATCTTAATGTAAGTTTATTATCTGAATTTGTATCTCCTGTACCGCCTATTAATCCAATTTGGAGTTCATCGGATGATTCAACTTGCGGAAGTGTGAATTGTAAATATATTCCTTGATTCACAGAAAGAAACTCAAGAGTTCTAACAGCATCTCCCTGATTATTGAGTATAAATGTGGTTGGATTCGTAACAGAAGCCATTATTTACTTAGGCACAGAATATAGAGTTGTAAAAGATGGCCCATGTGGTCCGGCTACTCCAAGTAATATTCCGCTGTTTGATGTAAGCATTTGCCATAATGGAATGGATGTTGAACTATTTTTTGTTGTTACATAATTCCCACCCGTAGACCCTGTTGGATTTATATACAAAATATTTCCGCCAGTAAATCCCGTTGGAACAAATGCTTGATTCAAATAAGAATTGTCAAAATAATGCCCAAGCGGTCTATAAGAAAACCAAGTTGAATCCGGAATATTTACCTGCGTAACAATACCAATAGTATTTGTCATATTTACAGATCCAACAGATTTCTGATAATTGCCGGACCCATCAATATAAATTGGATCCCCCAACGATAATCCATGCCCAGATTGATGAACACTAACATATTGTGTTTTTAGATTTCTGGACATAAAATGGCTAATCAAGTCAACCTGCCACGATTTTGCTATTAAATCTTGCGCATCAATGGATGATGGCGACGATAAAATTGGGAATCCATCTTCATTTATTTGAAAAACATAAGACTTTCCGCCGATTGGAAAATTATTACCAAATGTTGAAAGAATGTATCCGTTAATATCCGTAATTAAACATGATACAGTTGTTGTAGTTGAACTTAGTATTGATGTAATTTGGTAAGCGCGTCCATACGGTCCAGAACTTACCCAATCCCCAACTGAAACGTCTAATCCAGTATATTGAAGATATGATGATTTATTTGAATTCAAATACACTTGCGGAAGAATATTTGAAATCGTTATTGAATACGTTATATCGCTTGTGACGCCTCCAACAACGTATAATGAGCTAGATGATAATTGACATGACAACACTCTTGCGGGAGCTGTTATTGTTGACATTTACTAATAATAATATAAACGAACCTTTACTGTAGGTAAACTATTAGAATTTGCTAAGTCCGCGTTTGTACTGTTGATATACAAGTTGCCCAAACTTAAATTTCCGGCATAAATTGTATTGTTTGTGCTATCAAACCCTAAACCAACTGTATTTACTGGAGATACAAATGTTTCAACCGCATCTCCAGCCGAACCGCCAAAGTAACTTTTATTTTGAATAACTGAATATGACACAAATGTTGGTAATCTGTTGTATGCTGATGTGATTCCAGTTAATGTAAAGTAATTTGTACTTGGAGTATTAATATTCAATGTCCCAGTAGGTCCTGACGGTGTTATTACTAAACTTCCAGAAGAAATATTATAACTAGACCCGCTGTTATAGTACAAATCAATTTCATAAATTTGTGGTTTACCGGCCGGACCGGTTACCCCTGTTGCGCCGGTCTGTCCTGTATATCCGGTGTATCCTGTAGGGCCGGTTGATCCTGTAGGTCCGGTTGTTCCGGTGTATCCGGTATATCCGGTGTATCCTGTTTTTCCAGTAGGTCCGGTATATCCTGTATATCCTGTATATCCTGTGGGTCCGGTTGCGCCGGTATTTGTAGCGGTTCCGGCAACTCCTTGTGCGCCGGTTGCACCAGTAAACCCCGTGGGGCCAGTTTGTCCTGTTGCGCCGGTATTTGTTGCTATGCCGTTTATTCCGGCCGGACCTGTTGGACCTACTGGGCCTTGAATACCATCTGCTCCGGCCGGACCAACATTTTTGAATTGAACTCCTAAGTTACAAAGTCCCTGTCCGGGTATATATCTCTGAATCATACCAGACATTCTTATATTTAGGCGATTTTATACCAAGCATCGGTTGAATTTACAGGAGCTCCAATTTTGGGTCCAAATGCGGATGAAGGAATCTGTAGGGATTGGCTATCTCCTCCGCCTTTGCGTTTCTTGTGACGAAGTGTGCGACGTCGGCTTCGTCGATATTGTTTGCGCGTCTTTCGTGGCATTTCTTTACTTGAAACAAAGAGAAGAATGGATGCTATCTTAATAGGAATCCTCTTACTTTGTATTTTTGTTATTGTGTATTATGGAACTCAAGAACACATGACAAACGCTGATTTAATGGATACTTTAAAAACGTTTGGAGAGCAAACTCCAAAGAAGGCTAAAAAATCAACATCGCAATTACCGATTGAAGGGCCACCAGCAAAAGCGCCGGAACATCCAACTCCAGAACCGAATAGTGGCGGAAATACAGATTCCTCATTATACCCGCAGATATACGGGCCGGACATCGTTATGGCACCAGGTAAAAACCCGAAAAACGGAAAAGAAAGTTCTGATAATACAGATGATTCCAACTATGAATTCAATCCAAACTTTCAGAAGGCATTCCCAACGAGCGGGCCCCCACAGCCGTTCCTCGGAGATTTTTCAAAATTCCAGCGATAAGACAATGTTTGGACTTCGTAACTTCCGTGGAAGTTGCTGGGTAAATTCAGCGTTACAGGCTATTTTCCGCATTCCAGAAGTTCAGATGCGATACAATTCAAACGAGTTTGACAAGGATAATCTTATTGACGAATGTCTTTGTAAAATTTGGAATTCAAAAGGATCCATCGGTCTCGACGAATTATTTAAAGCAGTTAAAACTGAAGTCATGCCGGCCGGAGAGGGCATCGGTGACGCTCATGAACTAATCGTATATTTATGTGATAAATTGCCTTTTCTAGACAAGGTTTGTAGATTTAAGGTAGCGGATAGCATAACATGTAAACATTGTAATAAAAAACAATTAAAAGAAACAAGTGTTTGTGAGTTTACTCTCGCAGGGGATGGCGCAAGAATACCTATATCGGAATGTATTGGGCGAATGGTTCAGCCGTACACGATTGATGACTGGGTGTGCGACGACTGTAAACAGATTGGATGTGATAAACAATTATTGATTGGAAGTTTTCCCAAGACTATGATATTTCATATGGTTTCTGGAATTGATTCTTCTATTAATTATTCGCCGATTTTAGTATTAAATAAAAAGCAGTACGCATTAATTTCTGTAACTTGTTTTGATGGAGCGCATTGGTGGGGATATGGTCGCGATATGCCACCGGGTACATCATGGTATTCGCTAAATGATACGCATATTAAGGACCATGGACCGAATCAGTTTCCAATGTCCACTAAAATGAGATTACTAATATATTATCGTCTTGATGAGTAACAAAGAAAATGGTTTCTCCTTCGATGGTTCTTGCGAGTGCTGTAGGGATTATTCTTCTTTCCTCGTTAGTTTTTATAACTACTGGAAGCTTTTTATCTGTAATTGTATTGATTTCTTTGGCCGGAATAATTGGGTATTGTTTGAATATTCTAGGTATATTAAAAATTAATGTGAGCCAGAGTGGTGGAGTTGACATTTCGCTTTTTGAAAAGCCGGTTGCTCCGGCCGGAAAACCTTTAAAGCATCTTCCTATTGAAAAGAAAGAGGTATTCTATATTAGCGGAAACGATTATACGTATGATGAATCTGCGGCGGTTTGTGCGGCATACAATGCTGATTTGGCAACACAAGACCAAGTTCAGGAAGCATATTCGCGAGGCGCTGAATGGTGTGGGTATGGTTGGACACAGGGTGGAATGGCGCTTTTCCCTACTCAGCAGTCAACTTGGGAAACATTACAGCAGGAGGGCCCTGATAAAAACCGTACAGCGTGTGGGCGTCCGGGAGTGAATGGTGGATACTTTGATCCGGCTACTAAGTTTGGAGTAAATTGCTACGGCGTGAAACCGAAGGGTGGGCCGGCTAAATATCCTTTGCCGATACCGGGAACAAATGCCGGAGATTTTCAGAAAATGGTTGATAAGTTTAAGTCAATGATCAAGCGAATGACCGTGAGTCCATTTAACCGCGATGGATGGTCTGAATGGAATCTCGATAGTCATATAAAATGAACTACGCATTAGATACTCCAATCCGTCGGCCAATGAACATTCCAACTGATGATTCTTTGAAGATTGAGCAACCAAAACATACGACGGAAACAGATCAATCACATAGAGGAATGAGTTGGTTATTCCATCGTCCGGCAGACCATGTGATCATACCGCAACCGGAGTCCGCTCGTATGGATAAGAAAAAGTAATAAACAAATACAAAGATGATTGAGTTAGCTTTACTACTTGGTCTCGGGGCAGTTGGATATCTTTTAGCGAACCAAAAACCAGCGGAATCGGAAGGATTTAGTTCTGTAGTAACTGCTCGTCCGTCAGAAGAAATACGAGATGAAATAATGCATTCGCAAAATACTCAGGGTCACAATAATGAAGTTCCATTTTTTGGCGCACGAGTTACGCAGAGCATGTATTCCGGCGCAACGGATCATGTGTTAGACCATCATACTGGCGCTGGTAAAGAATACTTCCAAAAACGCGAAGTAAAGTCATTCTACGATGCTAAACCTGGAACCGGCCAACCATTTGGAAATCCGGTTGAAACAGAATTCATGCAATCGCGAATGGTATCCGGTCAGAACATGAAAAATGTGTTTCCAATTGAGCAGGTTCACGTGGGTCCGGGTGCGAATGACGGTTACACAAACATTCCGAAAGGCGGGTTTCAGCAGGATCAACTACGAGAGTATACATTGCCGAAGACGACGGATGAATTACGTGTAATTGGTAAGGAAAAGTTGAGTTATGAGCCTCCGGTTGTACCTGGGCAGAATGCGGTTACAGTTCCGGGTATTCAGGCTGAGGTAAAGAAGAACAAGCCGGACAAATTTGTTGTTCTTGGAATGGACCGCGTGAATACGGAGGTAGGTGCTCAAACTGCGGCGAGAGTATATCCGGAACAGCCAATGAAAAGTCAGGCACGTGCGACAACAGGTGTTGAATATCAGGGACCGGTCCGCGGTAATGCGATTTTTACGTCATACATTCGTTCATTCACGGAACCATTTGAGGAATTTATGCGTCTTACTGCGGAGGGAAGACCTGGACCGGCCGGAGCGCAGGTTGGAACCGGTCATGGAATTGGTGCAGACATGTATTCTGCACAAACAAAGAAGGACGAAACAGTGTTGTCGGATGCTACTCGGTTCAATGTACCTCAGAGTATTGTTACTCCAGATTTGGTTCATCTAGGTTCTTACCGCTATAATGAACCGTTGCAACAAGATATTAATGTTCAGCGTAATGAACCGTCAATTCTTTCGGCACATCGCCAGAATCCTTACACGCAAAGTCTAAACGCATATTAAATGGATTGGAGTTTTATAGATAAGGTTGTGTACATTAACCTTGAACGATGTAAAGAACGTAATGAAAATATGAAAAATATTCTGAGTGTATTTGGTGAAAAGTTATTACGATTTAATGGGATAGATCTACCACATCAAGGATGGTTAGGGTGTACTAAAAGCCATATAAGTGTCCTTGAAATGGCTATTGAACATAAATGGAATAATGTTTTAATTTTAGAGGATGATGTTGAATGGAATCACAGTGACATTGCGTATGAAAATTTAAGAAATATCTTAACTAAAAAATGGGATGTAATTTTATTTGGAGGATCTTGGTCAAATTTTGATACGAATACATACAAACTTTTAAATTCATTGGGAACAAGTTCATATTTTGTGAATTCAGAATATTTTGAAACATTATTACATAATTTCAAAGAAGGTTGTGAATTGTTAAAAGATGGTTATAATTATGATTTTACAATTGATAGGTATTGGCAGTCGCTTATAGACCGCGATAATTGGTTTCTTGTTGTTCCGAATATCTTTTTTCAGGGAGAGGGATTTAGTTGTATTGATAATAAAGCGGTGAATCATACTGAAGTGTTTATCACGAATAACAATGTGATTGAGCTTCCTGTTGTAAAGGTATTATGGAATGAAAATGATGCGAATGAAATGTTTCACAATCTTCAGAAAAACAAATGGTATAAAGTTGATAGTAATTTATTTATTAAAGGAACCCGTAGGAATTTTCTAACTGTTGTTTGTGGATGTAGGAATAAAAAGATATTAAAAGAAGGAATGTATTTTATAATAAGAGATGGACCTCATAAGAGAACGAATGCCTTATAAAAATAGTCCGATTACCATATGTATGAAAGATTTCAGTCATATGGAACAGTATGAAATTATTCGTTTAATACTTGGATATGAGCGAACGAATGTTAAGATTTGCACTCATGAGTCAACCAGCAAGTATATTGATGAAATATTAAAAAAGTTACCTGTTGAATTTATTCAGTGTTTTGTAGAATTGCCAGTGCTTCAGACGTTTGATTTCCCAGCGAGTCCGGCGCCTCAGACCGAATAAAATCACGCATTCGGGAGAATTTAACTGAAACTAAGTTACATATTTTCAGAAGTTTTGGAGGGCATTTATTTTTATCAGGGTGTGTTGCGGTTGAAACATATTTTTGAACTAATTCTCGAAAAGATGGGGCGATCTTTTTCCATTCCATTACAGGTGTTTCAATAAATTCAACCATACTTTCCGCTACTTCCTTAGTTGTTTCTTTTTCAAGTAACTTCTTTAAATCCGGCTCCGATTTCGGTTCGGGTGGTAGTATAGTTCCACTTCCGCCCCATTGATAGAATGTGTGACCGGCAAATGCGGAACCGATTCCTGATAAACTAGCGAGAACAATCGATAAAATATAAACCGTGGTTAAAGACGCCATTGAATCTTCTTGTGTTCTTGTAGAGATGTTTCATTTGGTAAAAGATACGGTGGGGTCTATAGAAAATAATTTATTGTTTGTTAAATCAATCAGAGATTCATTTTTTTCATGGTGGTTTAATGTTTTGTTACTCGTGTGTATTGTTGGGTCATTTATCTTTTTTTTATATAGTAGTTATGGAACTGCTACACCTGCTGAATTACAGAAAATACCATTTGAACCGCGATTATGGAATAATGCTGTAAGAAATGTTCCCATTACAGATTATGGACAGTCTGTTAAAATTGAAAATGGAGATCCTATACAAGGATTTACCTATAGAACAAGCGCGACAGCTTTTTGATAAGATTAAGGAAAATCCCGAACCGTCTAAAGATGTTCCGCTGTTAAAGGAGCGCCCTCATATAAGATTCACCATACAAAGTAAATGAGTGCTCAATCTTATACTGTAAAAGTTCGTGTATTGACAGAAGCGCGTAATAATAAGGTTCAGCAGGCTGGAAATATTGCGAGTATAAATACTCTTGAGCCGTGTGCGTGTGTTATTCCAAATTATTCGTATATTAAATATGTATTACCGCCATATTGCGGAGGAATTAAACCACAGTGTTTAAAACAATAATGCTATCTTTATTTTGGATATTTGTAGGAGCATTAACTGGATTATTGGTGACCGCAGTGTTTAATCCACCATTACGTTCATCGCCTGATATGCCCTACCCGCATTGTAAGGATACGTTTCAAACATCTACAGGATGTGTAAAGTTTCGCACGGATGAAGTGCCGTGTACAGAAGGAGCTACTTCTTTGAATTTCATCGCGTCACAACACAAATGATAGCTGAGATATTGCGAAAAAAGGAATCGGCTATATTTTTATCATTTCTAATAGGATTTGGATTAGCGGTATTAATGTTTCATCGTCCATTTTTTTCAAAGAGAACATTGTCGCTTTCGTTGGACAAAATACACGGCGCGATAGTGAAGCATGGGTCGAAATGTTACAAATATTTTGCGGAAGATACTGAATGTGAAATCCTTCCATCTAAATAAATGGAAGGCGCGACTGATTTAAGTGAACTTCTTGGGTCTTCTCCGGTTCAAAATCCCTCTTTGCCACAATCTACGACATTTTCGCCGATTGTGACAGGTGGAGGTGATCCTTTTATTTCTCCGGTAAGCACATCCGGCGCTCCTAAAACAACGACGCTTGGGCAAATTCAGACATTTCATACGATTCGGTATGCTGTAAAAAATGTGATGGTATATTTCGGATTCTTTTTGGCCGCGATTATTATATCGTTATCGACTCCTCGGTCACTGATTCTTCAGTATATTCCTCACACATATACGTCCGGCGGAGTACCGTCTTATATGGGCGCCGCAATTCTAGGAGGAGTTGCTGTTGCAATTGCATACGTATTTAGCACTCTTACAAACGCGTTAATTTAAAGCTAAACAATGCGTAATGATGAAATTAGATTTGTGTTTATCAAAGATAATTCATACTGTAAAAGAAAAACATATATTTACGTATGAGGAATTATTATTGCGTTGGTTCTTTAACCGCGGTAATTTCCCTTTTAATATTAGCAGTTTGGCATCCGCGTAATTTTAGAGAAAAATGTTAAAATATTTATTTGATATCGATTAAATAAGATAATACATTTGTTGGAAATGTTTTATTTTCTGGAACATAAAATTCATCAGTCCATTTATTTATTATACAAACGGGGAGTTTCTCATAAAGTGGTGCAAGACAATTCCGTAAAACTACGGGTGTTGCTCCGCATAATAGACTTTCATACACTCTATGCGTATCAATTCCTTCTCCCTCTGGGCATAATACGTATTTTGACCGAAGTAGATGGCTGTAGTATTCTGGAACACTGATATTTCCTGATTTGAATACATTAGGATTATCCTTAAATGCATTTACACATTCATTTCGAAGAGTTGGATTCGTATTTACTGTAAAGTTCATGTATATTTCAATATCTCTGTTTTGCGATGTCTTATCGAGTGTTTCTAGGAATGGAAGTTGTCTATCTACAAATCCAATAGGAATAGATTGAACCATTGGATGGTCTACAGTTTTATTTAATGCGTAAATTCGTATAGCATATGGTCCTACAATATTTAAACAATGTTCATCAAATGGTTTATCGGAATTATGAAATAGCAGTATATATTTTTTAGCGCATAGAGATGGGTCTGGTAATAATTTTATAAATAAATCTATATAACATCTATTTATAAAAACACAATCTCCGTTGGTGGATTGGTCATAATTAAAAAACGGTCTATCTGGATAACGCGGATCAACGACCCATTTTGCTATCTTTGAAAACCCAATTCCTGATATCATTTTAAATATAAATATCATACAGAGTAAATAACTTTTGAAAGGCCGTACTTCTTCATGCACTTATCTAAGAAAATCATGCAATTATGGCATGGTTTTGAGTTTTTTACTTCGTTTAATTTGTTTAGACGGAATACTTCTAGCGTACAACCGCGCAATTGTGAAACGTCTCCAAGAGATTTCACAACTGCCCGTTCAGCGTGCAAACTTTGGTCATCCCATCCGCATCCTCGAGTGCGAGTTCCGATGCGATTCCTTGAAGTTGCGATGACTTGATTACGCCTAGTAATCCTAGCGATATGATACGATGTCCTGTGTACGTCCTTGAATTCCATCTTTAATACAATACGGATTTGAATAAAAACTATTCGTTTTCAAAGTAAAGATGCGGTTAATAACAATGGACCGATTCAGTGGTATTCGACGAATGTCGAAAGGTTGGAACATGGAACCACCAGCTCGTCTTCATCCTAAAATAATTTTTGGTTCTGGAAAAGATTTAACACCGCAAAATGTTGATAAATACAAAATTACACACGTAGTGAACTGCGCATTTGATAAGGATAGTCCTACATGGTTTCGTCAAAAATATCCTAACAATTATGTTTGTTTAAACGCTGAAGATTCTCTTCAAGTTGATATACGAAAATGGTATAGTAAATTCGAGACGGTAATGGATAAATTTCGCACAGACCCGACGTCCGGCACAATTTATGTTCATTGTCAGTGCGGAATTAACCGCAGTGGATTTCTAACTCTGATGTATATATGTAAGAAATTCCACTATCCTTTTGATATTGCGGTGAACGCAATACTTCGTCAGCGACCGTGTGCTCTTACAAATCCAACATTTATGAAACAAGCTCAAGAATTCTTGAAGTAAAAAGTAATGGCAAACTTGAGCAATAATACAATTTGGAGTGATCTATCAAATGATTCTTCAAATGTTGAAACAGACTTAGGCGGTCCAAAATATAGTTATGCGAATTCAATACCGGCGCCATCTTCTCTTGGAGTTGGTAGCGACGGAACATTTAGCCAATTAAGTAATAATGCCGGCGCAGTTGCTACCTATGTTAAAACATTAATCAGCGGGGATCCGCCTCTTGGAGATCAATATTTTGTGAATACTGGTGGAGTATGTACTGCGCCGGACAAGTCACTTCAACCGCGATCTAACTACATCAATAACAAACCACAAACTCAAGATGATCTTCCGGCCGGAATGAAAGAATTGGGTTCTGATTTTAATGGCCTTATACCAGGAACTGTTGGTGACATATCATCAATGAATCCAATGTATCTATTTCGGTCTCTTACCGCGGATGCAGAACCTCCGTGCAAGTGTTACAAATGCAATGTAACTACTGGTGTATCAACTGGTTTCTTAACGCCGGATTTAAGTCCGGATTTTGACACGGTAAACTGTCAAGAAGTAGATCCATCGCAATGTGCGCAAACAAAAGAAAGTTTTTCAAATTATGAAGAGATTAAAATTTCACCGATTCCAACAATTTTGGCAGTTTGTCTTTTGGGCTATTTCATATTTTCACGAAAATAATTGAAATAGTAAAATGGACAATATCTTTCGAATTCGAAAGAGCAGAGAAAGTTCTTCTAAAAAAAATCAAGATGTTGTTTCTGGAACTCTTGATTCTATTCATCAAGTTGTTGTGAATAAACTGAAAGAATCTAGACTTTCGTCAAGTGAAATAGAAGATAAGCAGGAAAAATATTATTCCGATATTGATAATTTAGAAAAATCAAACGCATTGTCTGACATATTAAAGGCTTCTAAACTGCGAGAAGAAGTTAGAGAACTTGAAAAAAAAATAGAACAGCGTGATCCGATACAGGATTATTATTTAAAAAATGCGGATATTATGTTGAAGTATTATGGAAATGGGGATATGACTCAGACAATTCAGACGACGCCGTCAGATAACAATACGTTCATGAAATATATAACCCCGACAGTTGTTGAGACTGCCCAAGTTTCCAAAAAGCAGTTATTTGAAGAGTATGCTAGTCGTATGAAATTGAATGTAGGAACTGACCATGAGGAAAAACAAGCAGTCATTGAGCACTGCGATAGATGTAATATTGCACGTGAAGAATTATTGGAAGAGGGTATTTTAGTGTGTCCGTCTTGTGGTTCTGAGGAGTATATGATGGTGGTGTCTGATTACCCAAGTTTTCGAGACCCTCCAAAGGAACGAAATAATTACGCGTATAAGAAAATTAATCACTTAAACGAAATTTTAAATCAATTTCAAGCGAAAGAATCCACTATTATTCCGGATGAGATTATGAATGAAGTTGTGCTTGAAATTAAAAAACAACGAATTCAAAATGTTGCTGAAATGACTGAAAAAGAAATTCGCGATATTTTAAAGAAATTGAATCGTTCAAAATATTATGAACACGCTACTCATATTTTATCAAGACTGAACGGAAATCCTCCACCAACAATTACTCCTGAAATTGAAGAAAAAATACGCGCAATGTTTCAAGATATTCAAGCACCATTTCTTCTATACTGTCCGAATGATAGAACAAATTTTTTATCCTACTCATATATTTTGTATAAATTTTTTGAGCTTCTTGAATTAGATGAGTATAAAGTTTATTTTCCGCTTTTAAAATCACGCGATAGACTTATTCAACATGACCAAATTTGGAAAAAGATTTGTGATTATTTGAGATGGGAATATATTCAAAGCGTATAATGGAAAAACTTAGTTTTCCTTTTTTGTTTTACTCGCATAGGTCACCCCAATCGCCGAGTACTCCAGTAAATGCTTCTGCAATCATTTGGGATTCTAAATCTTCACACATGATTGGAACAACATTATTAGGAAGTGTCTCGCCAATATTAGTATCTTCGGGAACTCCGAGAATACGACAAATGTCTGAAAACTTCATTTTAATTCCAACATAAACATTTATTTAATTGAAAAAATCCGTTTTTAGGTTTCATCTACGAACTTATGTTCGAGGTTCTTTACGCTTTTGTCTAAATCTTTAATGTGTTCATTCATTTCATTTATTTTTGCTTCAAGAATCTCTCTCATTGTTTCGAAACATGACCATACGTCTTTTGATTCAATTTCTGTATCCAATGTATGGATGTAATATGTCGGCCGAGAATACATTTCTACAATATAGTTGTATAACACACAATAGAACTCTTTCTTAATTCTCAAAGAGTTAACAACTGATTCTGTCTTCTTTTTGTGCTCCATGCCAATCTGCAATACATAACTTTAATTGAAAAAATTCCGTTTTCATAAAATTTTCTTTTAATATGACATGAATAGAGTTTTTTACGGGACGCTACTATCAAAAGCCGAATCTCACTTACAAGAAATTCCTGTTTTCATTAATCGTGCTAGATTTCGGTTTTTCGCTGAAAAATCGATGGACACTGCGATTGTTGAATTGCGAGAAGCCATCAAGGTTATTGAAGAAGCAAAAATAAGTTATCAAATGTCATTTACGAAGACAGCTCCGTCCGAGCTGAAATAATACGCATCCATTTACATGTCAAAAATATCATAAAGCAAGCTACCGCTACAACCGCGATTAATAAAATATATATTAGAACGTCATACATTATTAATTACAAAAAGAATGAACTTCCGACGCTAAACGACAATCTCCGGATGGACATTTTTCGTAATACGGTGGGCATGGATTATCAACGTGTGTTGACGGATTTTCCATTGTCTCTTGAATAATGTAAGATTTCAAGGCTTGTCCCAAAACATGATGAAGAACAGCGAACAATACTGCATGGACGAACATCTGCTGATGCATGGATCCGTGAGGAGGTAAACGCACAACTACTCCCGGAATTAGAGCGAAGAATAGCACCGCATTAAAAATTATCCAATACCACATTTATTATTTAATCAGTTTTTGATTTCAATCCAGTGTGAATTGCGTAGGTCTTTGCGCCGGCCGGAACACAATCTACTTCACCTTTTTGGTTTGGTCCTTCTACATAACCATTTGGACAACTATCGCCATAATTTGACATACCTTCAACCATAGTGCGATAATATGACATAACTGCGCTGGCAACTAGCGCGAACAGAACTGCGTGGACCGCGAGAATCGTCCATTTATCGCAGTGTCTTGGAATAACAGCTACTACTCCTGGTACAAACGCAGAGAAGAGAAGTGCTGAAATTAGAACCTTACCTAAATCCATTTATATTTAAGTAAGAATTTACATGCCCTTTAGGGTAGTCCACGCCCAGTGCATCACATAGTGGTGGAGGACAGCGAACAGGGCGGCGTGAACTGCTAGCACAGTTGTGCGAGAGCCACCCGGAGGGAGAGTTACGAGGACACCAGGGACGAAGGCGGCGAATACTGCGGCAGAAATAAGAAGTTTTACCCACATCTTTTATTTTAAGGAAAATACTTTTTACATGAACATCCGTCGGACCCAGTTTCTATCCGCTTTATAAATTTTAGACTTTCCCTTAGATGTTCTCTTGGTAAACGTTGACACCGCCTGAAGCTTTCTAAATGTGGATAGCGGACCATACGAACGAACCGCTTTTCTAAGAGCAGTATGTCTAGCAGTCTTACCCTTTGTTGCCGCATATCCCAGCCTGGTCAATTTTCCTTCCCTAAGCGGACCTATAATATTTTTATGGGTTCGACGACTTCCGCCTTTCATTTCTGAACAACTCATTTATAATTTATTCAAGATTATTCCCCTTCTTAGGACAAGACCCACAACCAGACGTAACCGATTTTACAGATTGAGAAATATTCATTGCATACAAAACAACTGCGATAATTCCAAGAATAATCGTCAAAATCCACATTTGTTTTTTGAATAGAATTATTCTATTGCACTTCCAACTTCCTTTTCAATTGTTCCAAGTACTTCTGGATAAGTATCCTTAAAAATTTTATACTGTTTCTCTAAAGCATAATTGTATGCTTTAGGATCATTACCAATAATGATTATTTCGTCAGACGGTCCATTGTTGCTTAAGGTAAACACCTCATTTAAATCAGCCATTTGGTTATATATAAAAATATTCATTTAAACCCATTACGCATTCATATAAGCAATGGGTATTCCTTTTTATTTTATGAGTTTAATTCGTTCGCATAGAGGTATAACATCAACTGTAAAAAAACACCATCCTATTCAAGTTGATGTATTGGCTGTTGATTTTAATTGTTTGATTCATCGTTATATTCAAGAAGAACGGCCTGTAGAATCTGTTGTTGATGCGTTTCAGCATATTCTTGAAAATACATGTAAACCGAAACAACTTATTATTGCTTTAGATGGTTTAGTCCCATACGCCAAAATTGTTCAACAGCGATATCGGCGTATGGCTATTAAGACAGAAACGTCAATTTTTGACAGAAATCAAATTTCGCCGGACACGCCCTATATGCGGGAATTGGAAACTGCATTGATTTCAAAATTTCCATATGCAATATTTTCTGGAACAAAAGAGTCTGGTGAGGGAGAACATAAGCTTATTCAAAAAATTCAATCAATACCGGCCGAACATCGTCGCAGTGTGTGTATTTATGGGCTTGACGCTGATTTAATTCTAATCAGTCTTCAAAATCATAAATTATCATTTCCGTATAGCATGTATCTTCTCCGCGAGTCTGCGGAGTTTAATGACCCTGCTTTGAGAACTGCGGAATTCAGTGTTCTCTCTGTGTGGAAACTTTTGAACGAACTCCCAATTCCAATTGAGCAATATATTCCGCTGAGTATTCTATGTTTTGGAAACGATTTTATGCCAAATTTGGGAATGTTCTCCTTGAGAGAGGGTGGATATGAAAGAGCATTACATATATATGATGAATGTGGGAAACCGGACTTAACAACAGTAAGCGGACGTAGAATATTTCTGGAATATGCCGGTTCGAAGGAACTTGAAGTATTAACAGAGCGGGTGAATCTCCGCAAGAGACCTGAGGAAAAAACAATTATTGGCAAGGATTCTAAGAACATTTCAAAACGATATGGGCTTCATATTTTAGACGGTGTTCAAGATATGAGACCAGTTGTTGATGCATTTTGGAAAACATTTCATTGGACATACTCTTATTTTGCGAATAACAAAACATTGAATTGGGGATGGGCGTATCCATATGCTGATTCTCCGCTAATTCAAGATATTTTAAAATACAATGAAAGTTGTGAAATACAAAATAGTCCATTAAATTTTACAATTTCAAATCAGTTGTCATTTATTTTGCCACACAAATCTTTAAGAATCGCAAAACGTAAAGTTTTATACGATGATGAAATGTATTCGGAAACAAGAAATCCTTGGTTGAAGCGTCACGATTGGGAAATGAAGCCTTATGTGTCTCTTCCATGGAATCCTACTTACCGCCTAACTTCAGTTTCCCGCCTATAATGCGGAATCCAAGATTTTTTGGCTGACTCATAAAGTTTGGAATTCCTTTTGAGACTTCATATAGTTTTGGATTAATTGGAACCAACTCTAGAACATTTGCATTTTTATTAAAATTTAAATCCGAATATTGTGTTTCACGCGGAACCCAATACTCGTTATTAATTTTTATGAGTTGACGGACATGCCCTATAGCAATCAAGCCGTCTCCAGTTTGCTGAGGGGCCCAATTTGACATTAGATAATTTAAGTAACTAATGCGGTATTGTGCTGGGCTTGTATTTTTCGTGGCATTTTTCAATGTTGACATACACTCGTCCAGCGATTGTTGAAGCGGTTTATCTAACCGCTTGTTTACTGTATTATGCATTCTACAGACCGCTAAAAACAAATTGAATTTTGAATTTGCCCAATCAGGATAAATACTTTTATATGTCGCAAACATTGAAGTAAAATGAGATTTGCACGACGGACAAGTTATAGTTTCGCGAAATGAATCAAGAAACCTATTTAGGATCAATATATCTGCCGGCGTTGGATTTTCCGGATAATTTGCTGAGATTGAATGTAGAGTCATCCAACCCAATGGCCCCCACCGAGATGTCATTATTTACTCAGAGGAAATGAATCCGGCAATCATTGCGCTCGATAACATTTCACGCATTATTGGAGTAGGCGTTGAAGGATTCTTCAATAATCCCGCTTTCTGAATTAATTTTTTTACCTTTTCATCGCTCATCTTTTCAATTTTTCGTTTAATAGTTTTTCGATGGTGCTTAGCGCCTTTGTCTGTTAATAATCGGATTGTGTGCTTTTTCATAAATTTCTTTAAAGGCGGTGACTTGGCTGGATCACTAACTGCCTTTAACGTAACTTTTTGTTTACCAGATTTCAAAATTCCTCGCGGAAATGTTTTTTGGGTTTTATGCTTACCCGCAACGGCCGGAGGTTGTGGTGCTGGTGCTGAATCATCTACCTTTGTTATAACAAGCTTCGTGCTCATCCCTCTTTATTAAAAACGAATCAAGAATAGATTTACGGACATTAGTCCCAATATTACTACCATGGAGTGGAACGTAATCGAATCTTATTTTAAACTTAATGGCGTTTCAAAGCTTGTTGAACATCAAATTGAGTCGTTTGAGGATTTTGTTCAGAACAAAATTCCGTTGATTGTATCTTCTACTGCTCCTATTGTTGTTTGGCATGAGTTGGATGAGACCACGAAGAAATATAAATATGAGTTTCGGTTATCATTTGAGAACATTTCATATATGAAACCACGAATTCAAGAGGCAACTGGTAGAATCAAGCCAATGTTTCCGCTTGAAGCTAGATTAAGAAATTTTACATATGCCGCGCAAATGTTTTGTAATGTTCGGCTAGTTGCGAGAACGTACCGAAGTTCTGGAGTGGATGAGCAAATAAAGGTGTTTGAAGGTGTTTCTTTGGGAAAGATTCCTATCATGTTGGGTTCATCTTTGTGTTTGATGAAGGATTATCCGATGTCTAAGGAGGAAATGGGGGAATGTTCGCATGATCCATTTGGTTATTTCTTAATTCACGGATCTGAAAGAACGATTCTGTGTCAGGAAAAGGTAGCGGATAACAAGATTATGGTATTTCACAATAAGAAGACTGTTGGAAAATATGAATATTCGGTTGAAATGAAGTCTCTACATGAATCATTTACAACTCCTCCGAAGAAGCTTGAAATTCGTTTAAGTACAAAATTCAATGGGCTCGGATATCCGCTTTCGTTATGTGTTCCGCGATTTCGCGAAGATATCCCAGTTATGGTGATGTTTCGTGCATTTGGAATGGAATCTGACCAAGATATTGCTGAATTTATTGGAGTGAACTATGAAGAACTTGGTGCTTCTTTCAAGGAATGTTGTGATCACAAGGTTTATAATCGCGAAGATGCTATTGAATATTTGTCTCACCATCTTCAATACGGCACAACACAAGAAGATAAGAAAGCATATGTTCGATCGTTGTTAGAGACTGAATATTTACCGCATGTAAAATTTGGCGGAGATACAAGTTCTATTGAAGTGTTAGAAGCCAGAAAATTATTATTAACTGCTTGGATGATTCGAAAATTGGTAGAAACTGCGAGTGGGCGTGCGATGATTGATGACCGTGACGCATATCCAAATAAGCGAATTGTGACGGCTGGATCGTTGTTAACGCATTTGTTTCGGCAGTTATTTCAGAAGGTTTGTAAAGATATTCGTAGTAAGTTTGTACACGAAGTGAATAATGATTCATGGAAAAAAGGAGAGCCTCGTCCATTAGATGTATTGAATGTGAACAATCTTTACAAGATTTTGAAAGTTTCAACAATTGAGGGAAAGTTGAAACAGTCTTTAGCTACAGGAAATTTTACCGTTCAGGGTCTTGGGACAACATCTGCCGGCTCAAATGCGACAAAGGTTGGTGTTTCTCAAGTATTGAATCGACTTTCTTACTCCGCAACAATAAGCCATCTTCGACGAATTCAAACTCCTGTAGAAAAGTCTGGAAAGTTATTGGCCCCTAGAAAGTTGCATGGGTCTTCTTGGGGGTATGTGTGTCCTGTAGAAACCCCAGAAGGTCACTCTGTTGGAATTGTGAAAGCGATATCAATGATGACCAGTATTACACAACATACACCGGCTTCTGTTTCATTAAATGTTCTTCAGTCGCTTGATAATATTTGTTGGGTTGAAAATTTGAAGTCTAAGTTTGAAGGAACAATGATTCTTGTAAATGGAGTTATTGTAGGATTTACGACACAGCCAAAATTAATTCATGATGCGTTGAAGAATGCGAAATACAGTCTTAAACTTCACCCACATACATCAGTCGCTTGGAATATTTCTCAAAATTACATCAGCGTTGAGTCTGATAGCGGAAGATTTGTTAGACCGCTATATAAAGTAACTGATGGTGCGCTTCATATTAATGATAAATTAAGAAATTGGAATGAAATTGTATCGGACTGTATTGAATATATTGACCCATCTGAAACAGAAGTTATCCGAATTGCGATGACGCCTGAAGAAGTTACGAAATATCATACGCATTGTGAAATCCACCCATCCCTTATTTTAGGACATATGGCATCAACAATTCCATTCTCAGATCATAATCAATCTCCTAGAAATTGTTACCAATCCGCAATGGGAAAGCAAGCGATGGGTATATTTGCGAGAAATTATACAAAACGCCTTGATAAAAATGGGTATATTCTATGTACACCGATGCGTCCATTTGTAGAGACTCGCATGATGAATATATTGAAAACAAATGAAATGCCATCCGGTGATATGATTATGGTTGCTATTGGAATGTATGGCGGATATAACCAAGAGGATTCTGTAATTTTGAATAAATCATCGGTAAATCGTGGATTATTTCGCACGATGTATTATACGATTTATAAAGACGAAGAACATCGAAATGTTACATCTGGAAAAGAAGAAAAATTCACAAAGCCTCATCGCGAAAATACGCGAGGATTTAAGACGTCTTCTTATGCGGCAATTAATGATTTTGGAGTTCCAGTATTACATGCCGAACTTGATGAAAATGATGTTGTAATTGGAAAAGTTACTAGTTTAAAAAATGATGCGAATGGGTATCAATATCGTGATTCGTCGACAACTCATAAGAATTCTGAAAAATGTCGAGTAGATGGAGTGTGGCAGGATAAAAATTCGGACGGGTATCCATTCATAAAGGTACGAGTCGCATCTGAAAGAGTACCTGAGATCGGGGATAAATTTTCCTCTAGACATGGTCAGAAGGGAACGTGTGGAATTTTACTGAATGAAGAGGATATGCCGTATACCGCTAGTGGAATTCGTCCGGACTTGATTATGAATCCACACGCAGTTCCATCTCGTATGACAATTGCACAATTAATGGAAACGATGTATGGAAAAATATGTGGAGAATTGGGTACTCTTGGAAATGGAACTCCGTATTCTCATTTGAAATCGGCAACACTGCGGGAACATTTATTAAACTTAGGAATGCATCCGTATGGTAATGAGCTTTTGTATAATGGTCAAACCGGTGAAATGATGGAAGCAGAAATATTCATGGGACCAACATTTTACCAACGATTGAAGCACATGGTAAAAGACAAAAGCCATTCTCGAGCAAGAGGTCCAATTGTTTCATTAACTCGCCAACCGTGCGAAGGAAGAAGCCGAGATGGTGGTCTACGTGTTGGAGAAATGGAACGAGATTGTATGATTTCCCACGGCGCATCAATGTTTACGAAGGAACGTTTGATGGATGTGTCTGATCCATTTCAAACAGGATTCTGTAAGTCTTGTGGAACTTTAGCAGTTGTGAACGAATTGCAAAATATTTATCATTGCGGGACATGTGGTGTTCAAACTCAAATTGAAATGAAGACAATTCCATATGCTATGAAACTATGGAGTCAAGAATTGGAAGCAATGCATATTTTGCCAAGATTAGTATTTGATTAGTATAATGTGGTATAAATATTTTATAGAAGCGTGGGGAGTTATAGTAATTTTATACGCAAAACTTCTCACAGATGCTGATCCATACGTTCTTGGATTTATATATTTCGCGTGCTTAATGTTAGCGAAGGGAGTTACAACCGGTTATTTTTCTCCGGCGTCTACTCTAGCATCATATTTTTTAGGACACATAGAAACGGATGACTTTATGTATAACTTACTATCCCATTTAATCGGAACCAGCATAGTCATCATAACATTCATACCAATCCACAAATATGTCGCTTGAAATCGTATTTGGTCCAATGTTTTCTGGAAAATCTAGTTACGCGTTATCATATGTCCGCAGAATCCAATCAATTGGAAAGCGTGTTTTAATTATAAAACCGGACAATGATAAACGATATTCAAGTGAAGCTGTTCTTATAACGCACGATAAAGCGTCTATTCCGTGTATGATGTGGGATATTAAGAACCCGTTAGAATGCAATGAAGATGTAGATTGTTATCTTATAGAAGAAGCACAGTTCTTTCATTCTCTTTTAAAATTTGTAAAAATGCAATTATTTAACAAAAAGGATATTTTAATTGTTGGATTAGATGGGTGTTCAGACCAAATAACATTTGGAGAAATTGTAGATTGTATACCGTGGGCAACGAAAGTAACAAAGTTATGCGCTCTTTGTTCTAAATGTAAAGATGGAACATTAGCGCCATATACAAAACGGATTTCAAAAAGAGAAGACAAAATTCTAGTAGGAAGTTCAGAAATATATTCTGCTGTATGTTTAAAACATTTAATTACAGAATGACGCTATATATTAAGCCAAATAGTGAAGAAGTTCGTGATTTACTTCGTCTTCAACTTTCAAAACATAGAAAGACGGATTCTGGGTTTGACATTCCAATTCCGGCTACAAATGTTGATTTAAATGAAAAACAACATTCATTTAAATTAGGAGTGTCTGTAAGCGCAGTGCGAGAATCTTTGGAGGATGACATTTCTACAGGAGGAGTTCGTGTTACTGATGTCTGTACCCCATGTTTACTACTTCCGCGTTCATCTATTTATAAATATCCATTTCGTATGACAAACTCAATCGGATTAATTGATGCTGGATACCGCGGAGAAATTCAGGCAAAGATGGATATTCTTGATTGGAAAAATAAAGTTGAACCAGAGTATCTTATTTTGGAAAAAGGAACACGATTGTTTCAGATTTGTAGACATGATTTTCTACCGTGGGATAGAATTATTATTGAGGATGGAGACCTCCCACTAGCTCCTGATGACCGCGGAATTAATGGATTTGGGTCTACCGATTACGTCGGGCGCGGGTACTAGATTTACGATTTCTTCTAGTTTTACGACGTCTTCCTAAGCCAACTCGTTTTACATTATTTTGACCAATATTGGTTTTTTCATATAAGAATACTTTTTGTCCAGACTTTGAAACTTCATATGGAGTCGCTTTGGTCAATTGTTCCTCCTCTTTGGTCAAAGCGCGATCGTACTTTTTTCCCTTTAACGCTTGCGATAAATGATTCGGCTCACGTTGTTCAATACGCTTTTGTACGCTATCCTTTAGGCTCATTATATTATATGAAAATATGTATTTTACATACCTCGCCGTCTAACTGCGTATTCGTTCGAAATATTTTTTTTCTCACTTAAAATCATAACAACGAAATGGGCGGAGGCTTGATGCAACTTGTGAGCTATGGTGCTCAGGATATTTATATTTCCGGTAACCCCCAGATTACGTTCTGGAAGATTCTGTACAAGCGCCACACGAACTTCGCTGTGGAGTCGATTGAAGTAACATTCAACGGTCAGGCAGACTTCAACAAGCGTGTGACTGCAGTAATTAACCGTAACGCAGACTTGATGTACAAGACGTACGTGCAGGTTGTGCTTCCTCAAATTACGCTTGCTACGTCCGGATCAACATTGGGATCTTCTATCACGAGCCCAAGTCAGGGTTTCCGTTGGCTTAACTACATTGGTCACCGTCTGATCAAGCAGGTTGAGCTGGAGATCGGTGGTCAGCGCATTGATCGCCAGTATGGTGATTGGATGCAGATTTGGACTCAGCTATCGACGGATGCTGGTACGATTCGCGCTCTTGAGGCCCTTGTAGGTAATACACATGATCTTGCGTTGATGAAGCGCGCGTCTGGTATTGCTCTGGATTCTACTTGCTCATCGTCTGAGACAACGATTTCTTGCGTTCCTCGTGCCGGAACCCCAGCCAAGACGTTGTACATTCCTCTGCAGTTCTGGTTCTGCCGTAACCCAGGTGTAGCAATCCCTCTGATTGCCCTGCAGTATCACGAGGTGCGCATCAATGTGGATTTTGAGACGTGGCAGAACTGCCAGTATGCGGAGAGCTCGGTTGGTACACCGTTTGCCGCACCGGCCCAGTCGTTGGCCGCCGCCTCGCTGTATGTTGACTACGTCTACCTTGATACGGAGGAGCGCCGACGCTTCGCCCAGCAGAGCCACGAGTATCTGATTGAACAGGTCCAGTACACGGGTGCCGAGTCTATTACGTCGTCGTCCAACAAGATTCAGCTGAACTTTAACCACCCCGTGAAGGAGCTCCAGTGGGTTGTCCAGCGTGATTCGTTCGTTGACTGCTCCACGTCCACTTGGCTTGCGTCTGTCGGTGGTGCCCAGCCATTCAACTACTCCGATGATTTCAGCACGGATGGTATCATCGTGTCCCTGCTCGCCCAGGCATCTAACACTGGTTCCGCCGGTATCACCACAAACCTTGGAACTGTAGGAAACTCAACTGCAGTTACTGCTACTGCCGCTCCAGTTACTCAGGCTCTTGGACAGGGCCCTACGGATTACACGTCATTGATTGGCGCTGACACCTATGATAGCACTGGTTCTGGGGAGTTTGAGTCTGGTGTCAACTACCTGCTCGCCAAGGTCATTCTGGACTCCGGTATTCGTTGCGAAGGTAAGAACCCAGTTGAGGTTGCCAAGCTCCAGCTCAACGGTCAGGACCGATTTACTGAGCGCGAGGGTGCCTATTTCGACAAGGTCCAGCCCTACCAGCACCACAGCCGTACGCCAAGCACTGGTATTAACGTGTACTCATTCGCCCTCCGCCCAGAGGAACACCAGCCGTCCGGTACATGCAACTTCTCTCGTATCGACAAGGCTACTCTTCAGCTCACCGTGTCTCTGAACACCGTGACTGGCCAGCGCACGGCTCAGGTGCGCGTATACGCCCTGAACTACAACGTACTCCGCGTGATGAGCGGTATGGGTGGTCTCGCGTACTCTAACTAATCATTTGGGTAGTCTATCTAATCAAAAACGAGTTGTTTATATAGTAATTTTGTTCTAGTAGTATAGAACTTTAAAATTTCTTTTTGAAGATGGTAAACCTACCGTCAAAAAGAAAAAATACATAAATATATTTAAATGTCTTACATTTTAAGTTGGAGACGCCCCAAGAAACAGTTACAAATACATCCGAAATTGAAAAATTATGAAGGACGTTATTTTAGCAAAAATGCAGAAGTAGACTGGAAACCATATATTTCTATTAGAGATATACCTATTAATTATTTAGAAATTGGATGTGCTGATGGTGGAAATTTAATTAACATTGCAAATTCTTATGGAAAAAATCAAAATTCAAAGTTATATTGTATTGATCCATGGGATGATTATAGCGAATATTCTGAATATAAAGGCTTACAAAATTTATCTTGGATAAACTTTAATAAAAATATAAAAAATGCGGGAATTGTAGATAAGTGTATTATTTGTAGAGGATTGTCAGAAGATATTGTTCCAACATTTGATAATAATTTTTTTGATATAATTTTTGTAGATGGTAATCACAAAACTGAATATGTATATAATGATGGAAAAATGGCTTATGATAAATGTAAAGTTGGTGGTTATATAATTTTTGACGACTATTGTCCATATTATGATTTAAAAATATGGCCAGAAACTGCGAAGGGTATTGATAGATTTTTGAATGAATACGCTGATAGAGTAAAAATTATTTCTCAATATAATAATTTTGTACAATTAATTATTCAAAAAATATAATATGGATGAGACGCGTTGTAAATATGTTGGATCGTTTGCATTAATGAAGTATGCGACTCATAGATCATCAATTCCAATGTCAGATTTTCCAGTTTTAGATTTAAGTTATTTTAAAAATATTTCTGAAAATGCGGTTATTCATGTATGTACATCTGCTCTTTCTACATTCGTGAATACCATTCTTCCAACAATTCAAGTTAATTTTAAATTGATCACAAATAATTCAGACGTTACAATTCCAGATGGTTTTCCCGCGGAAACAGAAACTCTATTGAGTAATCCATTTCTTAAAAAATGGTTTATCCAAAATTGTGTGATGGATCATGAAAAAATTGTAAAAATTCCAATTGGATTAGATTACCATAGTATGCGACCGACTATACAGTTTGTTAAAAAATATATTTGGGAGACTGAACCAGTAGAAACTTGTAATTGGGGTATTCGTAAACATCCTATAAAACAAGAACAAGATTTGGAGAATACTCGCAGACATTCTAAACCATTTTGGGAAAGAGATCTTAAAGGATATGCAAATTTTCAATTTACGATGTGGACTCGCTATGGTAAAACTGATAGAGAGGATGCAATTGCAAAAATACCGAAAGAGTTGGTTTTTTATGAACCAAAGACTACAACAAGAGATATATGTTGGAATAATATGATAAAATGTGCGTTTGTTATTTCGCCATTCGGAAATGGATTAGACTGTCATAGGACATGGGAGGCATTATGTTTGGGATGTATTCCTATCGTAAAATCCTCTGGATTAAATAATTTATTTGATGACTTACCAGTTTGGATTGTAAATGATTGGTCGGAAGTTACATTAACAAACATGAAAAATATTGTAGAACTTTTTCAAAATAAACAGTTTAATTATGAAAAGATTACATTAAAATATTGGACGAACAAAATGTATTCAGTTTAACTTTTTTTGTGAATAATGACGCAGGTTGGATTATATTCTAAAACTTCTTCTACTGAAATATTGCTATCTGACGCAACAGACATATTAACCATTAGCGTATTTCGTATTATATTTTTATTAAATTTTCTCCAAAACATATGATTTTTACTATCTATCGCATTCAATCTATCAATTATCATTTCTGATATCATAAAATCATACGGTGTTATACGATACCCCCAAATTACTTGTTGTTGTATATATTCCGCTAGTAAAACAACTAATAATTGTAAATTTACACTACATGTTTTATAGAGTGCTACTCCGTTAATATGTGAAAATAATCCATAATTGTTTGATGGATATGAATAATTACGTCCGTCATAAATTGACCCTGATATTAAAAAGTGACCACAATTATTTACATATGCATCAATTTTAGAGAACCAATTTTCCAATAAAATACAATCTGTTTCCAACAAAAGGATTGTATTATATTTTTTACAGTATTTCATAGTATTAAAAAATTGAATATTGGGGCCACTTGCGGAGCCATATTTTAAATGTGGGGGTATATAAATATTTGTTTTATTTGAAACAATATATACATCAAGATCGGGGTCTATATTTGCATTAAATACAATTACATTATTAAATTGCGCATCAAACGATGGTATATTCGCCGGTTTGTTCAACGATATGACTAAATCTAAATCATATATTTGTTTCAGTTGTTTAATAAATTTATCAAATTGTCCGTTTGAAATTTCTTTCTCTGTGGTCATAATTATGATTGCTTCTAGTTTGTTTTTAGTTTGTTCAGTTGAATAATTATAAATTGTTTCTTTTGTTATTACTGTCGCATTACCTTTATTTTTTAAAAAAGATAACATATTGTATTTTTAATAGAATAAATGGAAGATACACCTATCGCAGATGGCGGAGTTCGCAATAAAACCAGAAAATCATCAAGGTATGGTTCTCGCGCAAAGGTATGGCATGGAGGTGCTGAAATGACGTCCGGAGGATTGCGAAAGGATGACCTTGAAAAGAATAAATATGGACGCATTGTTTCAAAAAAGCGAAGCCAGACTATGAAGCGTCGGTTTGGTTAATCCTTTTAAACGCAAAAGTATGAGTTTAACAAAATGCCGGACTACATTGTTGAAGCTAAAACTGTTCAAACTGGTGCGGTTCGAACATTAAAGGAGGCTTTAAAGTGTATTTTGGTTGAGATGAGTCTTTTGTTTGATAAGGATGGAATACGAATGGTTGCGATGGACCAATCGCGCACTGTTCTTGTTCATCTTCGTCTATATGCGGATAAATTTGAGAAATATTCATACACCCATTCCGCTAGTAAATTTGTAATCGGCGTGAATACTGATCATTTATATCGCATTGTTCGAACTGCTACAAACGATGATACTATTACGTTTTATGTAGAACAAAGTGATCCGAATACATTGGGCATTCTTCTCGAGGACGGCGAACGTAAGCAAATTACTCGATATAAATTGAATTTATTGGACCGCGATGAGCCGGACATTCAACTCCCCGATACTGAATTTTCTACACATATTACGATGCCATCCATGGATTTCCAAAAGATATGTCGCGATATGACACTTCTTGGAGCAAAGACAGTTGAAATTAAAAACGTTGGTCCAAGTTTAACATTTGGATGCAAAGGTACATTTGCGTCACGTTCTACAGTTATGGGCGATTCTGAGAATGAATTCAGTATTCAAAAGAAAACGAATGATGAAATTGTTACAGGCACATTTTCATTGCCGCATTTAGTTCTCTTTACAAAATGTACTAATTTGTGTAATAATATTGAAATTCATATGAAAAATGATTGGTTTTTGATGATTCGTTATGTTGTTGCGAATCTTGGAGATATTAAGCTATGCTTGATGCCGTGCTCTGTTTAGAATACAGAATACTTACACGTATGATAATCTATACGTTCGCAATTACAGTTTAAAACAGAAACAACTTTATCTGAAACATCTTTGGTATGTCTGAATAATAAACCACCAGTTGGACATTTATCTAGAAAATTATAAACTTCAGTAAGTATGTGGCTTGATAAAGGATAATCTTTATAATATCTACACACATCTTTGGATATACGTTCACAATTACAATTTAAAAAATAACATACTTGTTTTGAAATATCTGCAGTGTGTTCGCAAATAACAGCATTTGGATATTTTTCTAAAAGATCACGGACAATATTAATTTCGTAATACGGGCGTTTTTTCGGGATGAGCATATTATTGAGATGATAAATTTTATCTTTAAATAAAAACTCGTTTTTACATTAAATTACTCCATCCGAATAAAAAGCAAGAATAGCGAGAAATAAGCTCAAGTGCTAAGCATATAACTACCGCAGTTTCCCCTACAATATAATCGTTTACGTAATCATTTGATGATAATCGAAATATCGTTTCCATCAATTGATGAAATGGTGAAATAGTTTTTGTTAGGTTTTTTTCCGCTACAATGGATACGCATACTTTCAAAAAAATATGCTGAAGCCATACTAGAAAAATAATACAAAATAGTATTAATTGTAGCCAAAAACTTGGATAAATTGTATGGGATATTCCTATTCCAATTATAAGAATAAGAAATGCCATAAAGTGTAAATACCCTAAAATATAACCAAGCGCTTCTGCTTCAGAAGTAAGCCAGCCGTATAAAAAACTAACACATTTTTCCAAAAAAACTACACACGAATTTATTATTGAATCTTTATCTATTTGAATTTCAATTCGCAACATTATCTCTATTTAGGACGAGATTTATGCGGAGTATACGTAACATCATCGCCTATTTTGAAATTTTGAATTGTATTGGAAATCATATTTTTGTCAGAAACGGATGTTGTATTATTCCATATTTTAATGATTGAAAATGGTCCCTTTGGAGATATAGTTACACCAACTAGTGTTTCTTTTCGATGAACGAGAACAGCATTCGCAATACAATGAACCATTAAGTCTATGTATACAGAATGAACATGTGAACTTTCGATCTTTTTAGACCAAGCTCCTCCGGCATCATTTTCTGGAGAGTCCCAGAGTGGCCGAAATCCATATCGCATGAAGAAGAACATTCCGGATTCCCACGCTTCTTTTGAAATAGAATCCACGAGTGTCCAGAACTGTTGTGGAGTAGATACATCCGCGACTCTTACATAACTTTCGAATGAATAGTCTTTGTTATCTGGATCATGATACCACAGAATCCAAGTATATTGGAGTTTTGTGGTTTCCATATTTGATCCCATTTATATTATTAGTTTACAATGTTGAAAATGGATTCGTTTTTCACATATAAGGAGACATCACATGTTATCCGTATCAGACATCTATTCTTTGCGATTTTGCCAGAAGTTACCTTTACCAAAGTTTATTCAAGAAAACATTGCGAAGTTACGCATTTCACAGTCGCAATATCGTCCACCCAGACCGGTTACAAAGTTTCATCACAAAAAACAACAAAATCCAGTTGATAATTCAAATTGGCGGGAAAAGCTTCTCGTAGATATTGTTCGCCGTGTTCGAGAACGAGAAGACCCAGAATATTCTGATATATTTTCTATTTTCAATAAAATTTCAAAAAGCAATACAGATAAACTTTCAAATGATGCGGTTGAATTGATTCGAAAACGTGATGAAACGTTCAGATTACGTGTTTCAACATTGTTGTTTGACAAGGCCACAACAAATCACACATACGCAAGTGTAATGGCAGATTGTACCGCGATTCTTGTTAAGAATATTCCAGAAGTTCAAGAAGATATTCAGACGCAAATCGGTATGTTTGAAACACTTTACAACATGAATGAAACAATCGTATATTCACCAGAAACAATTGTTGAGTGGACAAAGCAAAAAGAAAAGCGAAAAGGATTTGCTAAATTTATGATGGAACTATTTATCCGCAATATTGTCCCCGATTCAATTGTTCAAAAGAGTTTTGAGGATGTGATTTATGAACTCAAGAAAGCTACAGAACTTCCAAAGAACGAACAGACGGATGAAAATATTCACCAGTTCGCAATATTTCTCTTTGAGACAGCCAAATTAGTTCCAACTTCAAATGTTGAATTGCGCAGTTCATTTAAAGCATTAATGTCCGAACTTATTGGAACAATCAACGTTCAAAAGAAGACAAAATTTAAACTTGAAGATGCGTTGAAAACAGTTTCTTAAAAAACAGGTTGAATAACAAATGATTCCAACGCCAAGTGTTCTGGTTCGTTCTGCTCAATTATCTGTTGAGAAAGATAAGCCAATTTATTTAGATTATTATGCCGACAGCCTTGAGAAGAAGTGTTGTATTGGTGTTCAAGACACGACAAAATATCTTGTAAAATCTGATTCAGAATATACTTCAACGATTACCGCAGTTTTTAAATGTGATAATTGTTTCGTAATTGAGACGGAGAACAGTCTTTATATTGTATCAGCGGAGGTACCTGTTCGACGAATTTCGCCGACTCAACCGTCTACACAATCAACATAACTTATAAATAATGTTAGTATATCCACCCCCGCATTATATTCTATTTGAACCGCTGAATGATGAAGAAACACGAAAAATTTGGGAATCATACAAACATGAACATTCTGATATGTGTGAATTTTTTGAAATAGATGGTGCTGAAAAAAATTCAGTGGATACATTTTCTAATTGGTTTGAAACATGGATAGTACAGGTCCCACAAAAGGCTTCAACGCGGTATAGAATATTGATAATATATCACGCCGAATTACTAACGTATGCATGTCAGCAAATGATTCGTCGTTCTTTAGAGCAACGGTCTTATAAGTGTAGAGTTTGGTTTCATATCGAGGATCCGGCTACAATTCAACCGGCAATTTTTAGTCGCTGTGTTGTAAAACGAATTCCTACTGTTTTACATATTCCAAAGGTAGAAACAATATGAAGATTGAAATATTTACAGATGGCGCATGTTCACGAAACGGGAAAGAGGGTTCTGCCGCATCATATGCATATTGGATTCCCGAACATAAGGATCTTTCAAAAGCGGAGAGAGTTCCTGATACCGATCCTCAGACAAATAATCGTGGGGAATTACTGGCAATCTTGAAAGGAGTTGAATGTATATCTCAAAACTTTCCTCCGGCCGAAATTGACCTTCAAATATACACTGATTCAATGTATTCTAAAAATTGTTTAACGATTTGGCTTCCCAAGTGGATGGAAAATAATTGGATGACTATAAAAAATAATCCTGTAGCAAACCGAGATATTATTGAGTTAACGGTAGATGTATTATCAAAGTTTAAGTCGTATATTATTACATATGTAAGAGCGCATACCGGTAATAGTGACGTCTTAAGTAAAAATAATGCGATTGTTGATACTATGGCTGTTAAAGTTTTAACACCTGATTTAGATGATGATGTAAAGGTTGTAAAATCAAATACTGAAATCTTTCTGAAGGATTGCCCATTACAATTGTTGGGTCCGCCGATTTCTGAGGGTAGTTTGATAAAATGGTGTCGAGCAAATATGGATAAGCTCGATAAACAAGCATTTGAAACCGCGTTATTATCTGTGCTTTCAAAAACTGCTAAGAAAAACGGATATATTGTGGAAAAACAGAATCTTCACAGAACTGCCCAATACCGATTGGTCGCAAATAATCTAATTACAGAAAAGCCAACTATTATTAAAAAAGATGAGTGATGTAACAGTGTATCACTTTTGGTCGCCAACATGTGCTCCGTGCAAACATATTAAGCCGGCATTGGAGGATTTAAAAGAGGATAATCCTGATGTAAATTGGGTAAGTGTGAATACACATGAAGATACTAATGGGTATTGTAATACGTTTAATGTAAGGATTGTTCCCACGATGGTTGTAGTTAGTAAAAACGGTACACAGCGTTATACTGGAACTCAAGTTATTCAGTATTATAATCTAATCAAGCGGGCTAAACAATAGTAGAAGTAATTACTTCACCATCTTTGTAGGCTTCGCAAACAAACTGATCTTGGTCATTCGGTGGAGAGCATGTTGCTACATCTGATGCGCTTGATCCTAAAGGATTACCACTTTTTTGAGTTGTTGGAGCGGTTGCGCCATACTTTCCAGAAAAGGTGCCAGACGCAGATGGTAAACGTTGTGGAGCTGCGAATCTTACACCAATCCAACCGAATAGTCCGCAGAATGCACCGATGATTAGTGCAACAAAAACTGTGAAAAATGAGCTTTTAAAATAATATGCCCCAAAACATCCGTTAGAATTCATTACCAACGCTTGAATTCCAATAAATAAAAACATTAGTATCGCAGTTCCTAAATTTTGGGATGGAGTTCTGTGAAGTCCTAAATCAATAAGTAAGTATGTGAATATTGATGCCGGAAGAACAATCCCCTGCGGTGAAAAGTATGAGTCTAAATGTTCAAATCCCGGTACTGTGCAACTTTCTCGAAGACTACTTGATATTACACTTTCTTTTAGAAAGTAAGATATGATTGAACTTATTCCACGATTTAAGAAAATAGATAAAATGCCAATAATACTGACAAGAGTATATCGAACTTCTTGATTGATTGTGTCGATGATAGGTCCAAATAATACTAAGGCGTTTGGAAGATATAGGAATATTTGATAGAGGTATGTGGAAACCCATGTACGTATTGTTGATGGTTTTGTCGCATCTGCTAACGCTTTTTCCAAATCAGCTATTCGCTTGTTGAGCGTTTCTTCAACACTCGGTGATGGTGTAGTTGTAGTAGTTTCTTTCTTTTTTTTAGTATTTTTTATGTTATTAATCATTTTACTCATTCTATCGGCACTCGCCATAGCGTCTTCATAAGATGGATCTGCCATATTGTGTAATTGCGGGATACAAAATCGTGATAAACTACAAATGAGTATTTTCAGCTCATCTACTTCTTGGACCGGAAACTGTTCCGGCACAAACCAAAGTCCAATTAATTTATCGCACACATCAGCGAAACCGTGTGATTTAATGTGTGAATTGGTATTTGACGACGCAATGGTTGCTTCCGCAAATACAATTATAACAGATGAGGGATTGATTCTTTCCAGCACATCTGGATTGGGTTCTTGTAAGTTTAATGGGGAAGGGTATATGTGTAATAGTATTTTGGTAAATCATCCAAGTCATCATACTATTGAAAATATTCAGGCGGATGCTGAAATCGTCGCTTTTTTTACAAATCCTACCGGAGCACGATTAAATGTTAGTACATTAGTTCGCGTCAATCCTGCGGAAACAACTGCTACACATTTTTTTAATTCATTTATCCCGTATGCCGGAACCGGTGGGTGGAACACTGTAAATCTTGGAGAAAATTGGGGTATTTTTATGATGGTGCCTCCAAACGGAGCTTATTTTTATTACGATGGGTCTGATATCATTCCGAATTGTGCGCCGGTTAAATGGTGTGTATTTAAGTCTATGATTAACATGGATGCCAATAATTTTGCGTTGTTAACAAAAAATGTAGCACCAGGATCAAGGCCTATTCAACCGCTTGGGGACCGTGAAATATTTTTGAATGACATTGACCAATTACCTGGAGGGCCTATGCCTCATGATGGAAAAACATATATGAGGTGTAAGCGAGCTCCAAAGAAAGGTGACGATGTTAAACCGGTAAAATCTGCGGGAGTACAAGATACTAAAAAGGCAAAAACAAAAGGGATATCTGATTGGGCCGGAGATCAAATAAGTAAAAATGGTATTTTTGCTTTAATTGATGTTGTATTGTTAATTTGTGCTTTTGTATTTGGAGTTTATTATGCTTGGTTAGCTAGTAAGGGTCCATACGGCCTTTATATTCCGCGTTTAGGGCAGGATTTAGCTATATGGGTTCGTGGTTTATTTATTAAGACGCCGGCTCCAATGACTGTTTAAAAGCCCTTCTTACCGCTTGGAGCGACATTTAGGTGCTCATTGAATCCCCATTTTTCCTCCGGCTTATTATCTAAGCCTTCCTCTAGGTCGATATCAACGGTCTTACGGGGCTTTGTCTTCTTCTTAACGTCGGTCCACTCTGATACTTGCGGAGGTATCTCTATGTGAATATCTTCTTCTTCAAAGTCCGGTTGTGCCCGCAGTTTAAATAGATTATTCATAGACACAGGCGCTGATGCGTTATGAATAATTTCTCTAATACGACTTAATTCCTTTTCTTGGGCTTCTCTCTCATCCTTTTCTTGCCAGTCATTTGCTAGCTTGGAAAAGGAAGTTTCACCGACCCATTGTCGCTGTTGTTGCTTGTTATCTGTTAGTGACGGAAACGCCTTATTGCTTAAATCAATTGTAGTATCCGCCTTCTTTTGGCGCATTTGGGGAGGAATATATGACTTCATCTTTGATGAAAAGAATGAATAATTGCTTAAAAAAATTCGTTTTTAAAAACGAAATTACACAATACAACTGTATAGATTACACAATGGTATACGGTGTTTCAATTTCAACAGTAAGCGCTTATTCAGATTTTCAAATTCCAACCAAAACATCGGATGTCCTTGAATGGTTGCGAAAGAAATATAAAAACGCGGATATACAGTTTCAAGGTAAGATTCAAGACCCATTAAATGAAAAACGATGGTTATCAATCTTTGCTAGTGTTACTGGGGAGGATGATAACGTGAATTCACATATGTTACCTTCCCCATTTGATGAGGAAACGTTTTATGGGCCAATCATAATCTTAGCGTCTAAGAACGAAAATCAAGACGCATATGACCAAAATATTTCGTCGTATGATAATTTGAAAGCGGATGAATATGAGACGTTGTATTGTGAATGGACATTCGCAGTTGATGATTTAGAAGAGGATGCGGATGAAATTGTTGAAAATGAAGAAGAGGAAATTGAGGTTGAGGAAGAGCCGGAGATTGAGGAAGAAGTAAAAGAAGTTAAACGAGAAGCTAAATCTTCAAAACCAACAATTGTTAGATCAAAGAATGTATTTGTTGATTGTGCGATTCGGGATAAAGTTCGTGAAAATTTTAAAGAACTTACTACTTTCGCAACTGAATTAGAAACAGTATTATTAAAAAATGTGAATGATCAAGCGCTTAAGGAAGGTATTGATGTTGATTGGAAGAATCGTGTATTTTGGAATATGTATAGAAGTCGTGCTACATCTATGTATGAAAATCTAAAAGGTTTGGACGGTTATGTTAAAAATAATGAAAACTGGATCGAAAAGTTAAATTCTGAAGCAATCACTCCTCAACAATTTATAGAATTAACCGCGGTAGATTTATGTCCGGCGCGGTGGAAGAGTGCTATTGAAAAAATCATTGAAGCGGAAAAGAAGCTATATTCCAATAATAACAGTGCATCTATATTCTTATGGTGTTCGGGATGTAAGAAGAAATCTAAATGTGATTATTATCAGATGCAGACACGGTCAGCGGACGAGCCAATGACGACGTTTGTAAATTGTCTTGAGTGTGATCGACGCTGGAAGTTTTAGAAAAGAAAGTTCTTGCCGAAAGTGATAATTTATTTGGTGTAGTACTTTCATCAATATATACTTCTATTGGATCTAATCCATTTGTAATTTCCGGCTTACTAACCTCGGGGGTATTATCCGCGAATTTTGTATTAAACATCTGTATAATATCATCTGGAATTTGTGGAGCTGTTTCTTGTAATCTATCTAATTGGTCTCTGCAAATTTTTAACATATCTCTTGCGGCCATACGTTCTGTTCTTGGTAAAGCTAACTCAATCATAATAAATCTGTGCATTTTTGTGTAAGCAATTCCGGATAGTCTATGCGATTCCGACCGCTTTGCCCATGCGAAATAACTTGAAATTGTGTTTAAAATAGCCACACCTAAACTTACTCCGCCAATAAAGTAATTTCCAGCCTCTGTATGATTTGTAAAAATTGTGGATGAGCCTATAGCAACACTACCGGCCAGCGTAGACATTGTAATTGTTGGTAATGTGATGTACGTATTCAATTTTGTGTATTTCTTTTGGGATTTATCGTGTAACCACGCGAAACATAGAGCACGTTCTCCTTCCTGAGCTAGAATTGACTCAAGTTGCCCATTCCAATTAACCGTGCCGTTATCTTCATCTAAGTTATTCATTTGTTTTAATGTTGGCATTTGGTGTTTTCCGGCCTTTTAAGAGTATTTTTTGAACGCATACAATAATGGTGTGGGTCTACGAGGACTCTATAAAGGATAAGCGGTTACGTAAAATTCAGTCATTTTTGGAAAAAAAGATGAATAGCAAAAAAATCGCGGAAAAGGTTGTAAAGACGTTAAGTTTGAACGACTATTTGCGAGAACATAAATGGAAATCTGCGGAGGATATTAAAAATTCTGCGCATATAAAATCAAAACCTATATTTGACGATAGACAATCAAAAATTATATTCCGCATGTTAAAGCAGTCTGGAGGAACATCTGACGAGGCAGTTGTTCTTGATAAAGGAATACGCCACTTGATTTCGTATGTAAGAAATTACATGCCAAATGTTGTAGTGAATGTTAGTGATTTGGCGTACCCATATGTTACATTTTTAAAGACATTACAATCGAACAGAACGATAGGTCCTGTAGTTCAAATAGTGAAAGAATCGGTTGTTCAGGCTACTACAACTGGAATTATAACTGCGGATACGGTAGCAAGTGATATTGGTGGTCCGGTTGGTGCAACTGTTGTGGCAGTTCCGGCCGCAGTTGCAGCGTTAATGGTAGTAATAACACATATTATGGAAGATGAACTTGGCGAAGCGGTTCTCGCATCGTTTTTAATTTTACCATTTGTTGGGCCAATCCTGTATAAAGCCGCGATTTCAGTTGGAAAAGTTGCTAATAAAGTTTCAAAAGGCGGAAAACAACTTTCAACATATAGACATACACATTCTAAATGGAACAAGACAATACGGAAAAAATTAAACAATCTCTGAAAGAGTGGGTTACTTTAGACGACAGAGAGCGAGATTTGCGTCGTCAAATAAAAGAAATTCGCGAACAAAAAACTCTAAATTCAAAAATGATTTTGGAGTTTATGAGAGATAATAACGTAGACAATTTTGCGCTAGAAGGTTCTGGAGTTGGAAATATATCGCGTTCTGTTAGAACATCTAGACCTCCATTGAGACGTGAGTTAATTAGAACACATTTATTACTTCAATTTTCGGATCAACCGCAACGTGTAGCGGAGGTACTGCGATCAATTGAGGGTATTTCTGAAGGTGCAGAAGACATGTCTGTTGGAGGAACACAAAAAGAATTATTAATTCGCAGACTTCCTAAAAATAAAAATAGTATGGCTATTTGAGTTGTTTTTTTCGTTTACCGCCATAATGTTGTTGTTCATCTTTATCAAAATTTAGATTGCTAATGTTCATCCTACCGAAAACGAATGGAATTTCTCTATAATATAATTTTTCATAAATATTATCCAATTCTTCAAGCATTTTTTTATATTTTAGACCGTGTTTGAATACGTGTGCCTTTATTTTTATATCGCCTATGAAATCAACTTCCGCATCATTGCCAACACCAGTTCCTATACCGGTGCGTGACCCAACATCTACGTTCATTAATCTTCCTAAAAATGCAAATTTCAGTTTACCTTCTTTTGGAAGGATTATATCGCTTAATGTTGTATTTGTGGCATCTATCATATCTTTATTCCATGCGAGATCTATCAAATTCCATGGGTCTAATACAATTAGGTCTTTTTTTCCTGTGGGATTGAATGTTCCTAACGCGTTATTAAGTGTTGTATATTCTTTTAATGACTCGTTTCTTTCTTTTTGAGGATCATAACTAAAAAAGCCAACTATATGACCGCCGGAACCTAAATTAGTGCTTAAATATGTTTGATTTGATATTATTGTCTTATCCGATGATTTTATTTCAAAAAAGTCATCAGATGTTGATTTATCAAATCTGTATAGAACGTATGGAAATTGAAATATATTCATTATTTAAGATTGAAGATTCTTTATAGCATCTTTTGCGGCAATCTGTTCCGCTTGTTTTTTTGTGCTTGCGCTTCCTACTCCAAGATGGATGCCATTTTCATCTGTAGCGGCCATCGTGTAAGAATTTTGGGAAGACGAAACCATCACATATTTTGGAGTACAGTGAAATTTTCCTTGATAAATCTTTTGAAGTTGTTCCTTATAATTTCTATTGTTCATCAACAACTTTGGAATATTGATGTATCTTTCAATCAAACATACAATGAAAGATGAAACTATTTGGAAATTGTAGTCAGATTCAATCCACAATGCGCCAATGAATGCTTCTAAAATATCTCCCAATTTTTTTAGATTTGAACGTCCATTGCAAATATCCTCGTTATGTCGCGATATAACGTAATATACATCCAACCCTATTTTTTGAGAAAGTTGTCCAAGTGTTTCATTACAGACAATTTCCTTCTTTAAATCAGTCATGAATCCCTCATTTTCAGAGGGGAATCGTCTTATTAAATATGTCGAAACCACTGCTCCCAATATGGAATCCCCCAAGTGCTCTAAACGCTCGTAGGAATCAACAAATAGTTCTAGGCAATTTTCCGGTTTCGGGGATAGCTGTGTTACTTCTCCTGTTGGCGTTGTATACTCTGATCGTCTTACGTATGATGAATGGACCATTGCTGTTTGAAACAACTGAACATCTTGAACTATAAGATTACATGAATGCTTCGTAAGGATTGCTTGTATATCTGATTTGGTAAACAAGCAATTCTTTGGATTGTACGGATTATACATCTTTGTGTTCATCTCTTCTTTTTACTTACATAATTTCGTTTTCGTTCAAAAGAACTCTTGTAATGGCGAATTCAGTAGCCACCAATTCAGACTTACGCTTCTCACAAATATACTTATGACACTCTTCCGCATTTGGATTTGTATTATTCATAAAATAACCCTCCAATAAACCCTTTAAATCTTTCTGAGAAAGTGTCCAAGGTTTTTGATACGTATTTGGATGTTGAACTCTGAACGTAGATCCGTCATCCTCAAGCTTTAATTTCTTAATTTGCGAAAACTGCGGATCACTGAGGATTTTAGTGATTTTGTGTTCAACCATTTTACGGACGTCACGTTTTTCATTCAGTTTGCCATTTAGTTCACGAATTTGGTCATCAATAAGTCTATAACCTCTTAAATACTGTCTCAGCGGGTCCATTATGTGTGTAATAACAGACTACCATTAAAATAGATTCCGTTTTCAAATGTAAGGAGATGTATTTTAACGCATCTGAAATAGAAAACCTACGAAAGGTTTATAATTCCGAACATCCTTCGTCAAAAATTCCAGAGGGGTCGATGAAACAAACATGGAACCGTTTAAGATCGCGGTTTCATTCTATATGTGATGGTGCCGAGTGTGTTGTTCAAGAATTAATTATGAAACCAACAGCGCCGAATTCATGGAAGAATAATTCTCGTGAATGGTTATCATCCCGCGAGATTGATCAACTTGAAAAACAATTTGAGAAAGTTTTTAAGAATTATTATTACGTCGGCGCGATTCCGATTGATTTTGACAAAAAATCAAATACTGGAACGTGTATTGTAAGCTCACTTTGTTCATTGGACATTACGTCGCTTTATAAGAAAAAGTATACTCAAATAGGCATTATTTTTAATACAGATGTTTCTACCGGCCCCGGGCAACATTGGATTGCGCTATTTTGTGACATTCGTCCAGAGTTAGAATATCCGCGAATAACATACTTTGATTCATACGCTGTAAAACCAGAAAAAGAAATTCAAATTTTGATGAAACGTTGGAAAGAACATTGGGACAAAACAGGAATTCATAAAAAACCAATGGTATGCTCCTACAATAAAACACGCCATCAATTTCAAGATTCAGAATGCGGAATGTATTCCTTATATTTTCATTATTGCTGTCTTATGGGAATTTCAATGGAAAAAAGAATTCCAGATGACGTAGTTCGCGGATTTCGCGGAACCTTTTTCAAAGTTTAACGACGAATTTGCTGAGGCTTAAATGTTTCTTTACGGGTTTCTATTAAGGTCCGATTAGACATTGGATTTCTAGTTATTAATACAATTGTATTATCATCATTCTGTTTTGGCTTTTCTGGTTTCTTAGAATTATTATTTTTTTTCTGAATAGATGGTATTACCACATACCATACTATCATTAGAAACGCAACAATAACAGCATTAATTCCAATCGCAACTCCCCAGTTATAATCGTTAGAAGGTTGAGTTGGCGGTGACGGTGTTCCAACATATTCTTCATTCCGTGTATTGTTTACAATTGTTTGAGTCGAAGTATATGTTGGACTAGGGGTAGACACTGCGCTATATGTCGGAGTAGGTGTAGGTACTGCGGTATATGTCGGAGTAGGTGTAGGTACTGCGGTATAGGTTGGTGTAGGAGTAGGCGCTGATGTTGGAGTTTGAGTAGGAGTAGATACTGCGGTATAGGTTGGTGTAGGGGTAGGTGTAGATACTGCGGTATAGGTTGGTGTAGGGGTAGGTGTAGATACTGCACTATAGGATGGAATAGGGGTAGGCGCTGATGTTGGAGTTTGAGTAGGAGTAGATACTGCACTATAGGATGGCGTAGGGGTAGGTGTAGATACTGCACTATAGGATGGAATAGGGGTAGGTGCTGATGTTGGAGTATGGATAAATGTTGAAGTTGGAGTCTGTGTCTGAGTAGTTGTAGATAATATGCTATAGGATGGCGTAGGGGTAGGAGTAGATACCGCGCTATAGGATGGTGTTGGAGTCTGTGTATATGTCGGAGTAGGAGTAGGTGTAGAACTTGTACTTGTACTCTTTGAATCTGATGTAGTTGATAGGGAACTTGATGTTCCGGAATTGGTCGGTACGCTGGTAAATGATGATGAGCTAGACATTGAAGCATATGAGAAACTTGTTGGAAACATGGAACATGTTGCTGACATACTTGGTTCACTTGTATATGACGGGGAACTACTAGGCACTGTTTCGAATACTGTTAATGATGCATTATAATTTCCATCATTATTTGTATTTACAACAATGTATGACCTAAATATAGCCGGACCATTTCCTGCCGAAGGTGATTGCCAAATTGCTTTACGACTTCTTACCGCAGTATTCGTAACATGTGTTACTCCATTCCAAGAATTCATATGACGAACGCCAGAATCAGTAGGGTCTAAATAAAATGAACCAACATTAGAGTCCAATATAAATCCGCGAAATGTTGCCGTATTTCCAACTGTTATGGAATAGTTTGTATTTGGAATATAACCAGATTGAGTGTTTAAATTTATCTGAAATGGATTTGAAGATGCCCACGATCCATGATTAGGTGGTTCCCATGTATCAACCCCAGTTGTATACGAATAAGCGCTCATAATTCCGAATAGCCAGAATAATAGATTCATTTGTATTCATTAAATATGTTGTTTTTAAGTTCCGTTTTAAAGATAATGGATATACCATCTGCGTGGATATACTATTCCGCAATTGCGATCGTAATAGCGGTTATTGGGTATATGATATGGAAATCAGTAGAGCCTTCGGAATCTAAAGCACTTTCAAAGGCAAAACCAACGTTTGACGCATATCAAAAAGTAACTCGGGTTGCGCCACTTGGATGCCCACAACCGTATAGACTTTGCGATTATTATGTGGCATCTTCGTCATATTCTGTTTTCCCGGGAGCAGAATTATATGATTATGTTTCAGATTCAATTCTACCAATGGTAATCAAAGCCGGCCCAAGGTTGGTTGAACTTGATGTATATTCGGATGAACAAAATAAACCCGTGGTAGGATTAAAAAATCAAAAATTGGGAATAGATTATGCTTATAATACAGTTCCCTTTTCCGCGTGTTGCGTGAGTATTGCGAACAATGCCTTTAATTCAATTACATCACCGGCCTCTTCAGATCCATTTATGCTAAGTTTGGTGTTTCATACAGATAAAACAACAGTTATTAATGCGACTGCAGAAATACTAAAACAAACATGCCAAAAGTTTATGTTAGAACCCGAATACAGTTACACTCGAAAGAATTTGGCAGTAGAGCCGGTCTGTAATCTTCAAAATAAACTAATTATTGTGTCTGGTGGAAATGTGAAAGGAACTCTTATGGAAGAGTTGGTGAATTTATCGTGGGACACATCGCATTTGCGCAGAATGACGTATACACAAGCATCCCAACCCCATGACCATGAAGAACTAATAAATTTTAACCGCAATCATATCACTATGGTTGTTCCGGACGCGGAAGAGGATTTGATTAATAAAAATTCTGAAATATTGTTTACGTATGGGTGTCAATGGAATTTGATGAATTACGGTTCCGCGGATAGTGTGATGGAATTTTATATTGGGGAATTTCAGGAAAATAGTTTCGTCTTAAAGCCGGTGGCATTACGTCCATTGAAACCTAAAAAATATAAGAAGCCGACATTACCAGACCCAAGCGTTTCATTCCAGCCGATGCGAAAAACGTCGCCCATCTATGATGTTACAATATGAAATCTCTGCGTTATAATAAAATGGCAAATCGGTGGATGTCGCATATAAAGAAAACGATGAGACACATGAAATCCAAGGGTACCTACAAGAAGGGTGATGGATTAAAACACGTCATTGCGGAAGCAAAAAAGACGTATAAGAAGCATGGCGGCGCTACTGGTAATGTATCTGTGCCGGCATCCCCTGTTGGCGGTAGTCGCCGACGAACACGCAGACATTCGCGTAAGTAAAAAATGATTATATCTAACATATAAAGACAAATGGGTGGCGGGTTGCTTCAATTAGTCGCATATGGAGCTCAAGATGCATACATTTCCGGAAATCCTCAGATTACCTTCTGGAAAGGGCTGTATAAACGTCATACGAATTTTGCGATGGAACCTTTTCGAATTAACTTTACGGGGCAGGCCGCTTGGGGGACGAAGCATTCCGCAGTAATTCCGCGACACGCCGACTTGCTGTATTCTACGTATCTGGAGGTTGTAATGCCGGCCGGAACGTTCAATAATGACCAAGGGCGACTTGGTTATAACTTAATTAAGTATGTTGAGTTGGATATTGGTGGACAGCAGATTGACCGCTTGTATGGTGAGTGGTTGTATCTGTGGGACGCACTTACATCAGACCTTATGACATCATCTAAATTGTGGAATTTAGTGTCCGGAGGCCCCAGCACAACAAACGCAACTCAAGCATATAGTGACACGGTATATAGTTCTACATCAAGTGGTAGTTTCTCAACACCCGTTGCTACGGGAACCAAAGCAAGCACAACTACATTTACTGATCCGAATGCGCTGTGTAGCTCCGGAAAACCGGCTCTTCCAAATGTGTTGTATATCCCACTCACGTTTTTCTTTACCCGCAATCCGGCGGCCGCATTGCCCTTGATTGCTCTTCAGTATCACGAAGTAAAAATTGATTTACAGTGGAATACAGCGGATTTGATTGCTGGGGATTATACTGCAGCCTCTTCACTGCCACAGCCAGTTCAAGCGGCGATTTATGTGGACTATATCTACCTTGACACGGAGGAGCGTCGTCGTATGGCACAGGAAGCGCATGAATATTTGATTGAACAGACGCAATATAACGAGGATCGTGGTATTGCTAGCTTTAACAACCGAATTGATTTGACGTTCAATCACCCAGTGAAGGAACTTGTATGGGTTGTACAACCATCTGAATACAGAAGTTGTAAGCTACCAATTTCTACAGCAGTATCCCCGTATCGTCCATCATCTGACCACCGTCTTCGCCCATTCACATATGATGTTGACGCTGTTGAATCGCAGTGGCTCCAAATTAATGGACAAGACCGTCTTGACAAACGCTATGGCGACTATTTTGGTCAAGTACAGGCATACCAGCATTACTGCGGACTAAAGGCAACTGTTCAAAGCCAGTCAATTCCTCTACCACAATATGGTATCTACAGCTACTCATTCGCTCTACGACCTGAAGAGCACCAACCATCCGGCACATGCAACTTTTCCCGCATTGACACAGCTACTATCGTAATGAACTTGGACGGAAATGTTAAGTTGAACCAATCCACTGATCAGACATGGGATGTCCGCGTCTATGCGGTCAACTACAACATCCTGCGAATTATGAGTGGCATGGCTGGTCTTGCCTATAGTAATTAGAGTTAAGAACCCAGCCATTTACATAATCATAGTTGTAATTAATTTATCTATATTATGAGGGGTTTAGAGTTTCCCGTTTCAGTTTCTCCAAATACAAAATACCATCCATCAATTCCTCTTGTGCGTGTGTAATCCAATCGCGAACACTCAAGTATAACCCAATATAAATAGGATACTTTTCCATATTTATGTAATGTAATAACTTACAGTATATATGTAAAAAATCGTTTTTATTCGTTTTTAAATTCCATAGTACGCGATCATTTCCTTAGTAAGAACTGTTTTTAAATATTGAAGAAGAGCTTCTTCTTTGTTTGCTGATCCTCGAATAACTTGCTTTATTCGTTCAACGTTCCAATCCAACTTGAATGGTACCTTGAGCTTATTATACAACAAGTCCAATAAAGATAATCCGTCATCAAAGTTATCATCTTTTGAATGATGTGCGAAGTGAACTCCAACTATGAATGATGGTGGAATATGCTCACCATCCTCGATAGACATAATGCTTCTGCGTGCATCATCGCGTGTCCATTGTAGATATTTTGGAATGTATGCCATGGTTTCGGTGATAATAATCTTTTTATTTTAAAATAATCCGTTTTTACCAAGCCATCATAATATCTTCTATTCTGCATTCTCCTTGAGCGTTTTCTTTTAGTTCTTCTTGTTCTACGTGTTGGTTTGCCGCGATAAGATTTGTCTCGAATGATGACATATCCTCTTCCGTTCCCTCTGGAAACTTTGTTTCATCAATTAGGATGTCAACAAATCCTGTTCCACACGGAGGTTTCTGTCCAAACATAATGTTTGCGGACACACCTCGCATGTTATCAAAGTCAGCGCTAATAGCGGCGTTAAATAGAACCTTTGATGTTTCTTCGAACGATGATCGAGTTAGTACACCGCTGTCATTTTTGCTCATACCGGAACGATTGACTGAAATAATGAATCCAGCGGATGTCATGCTATCGATTAACGTAATGAGGTGATGGTAATTGATTTTTTCTGAACTAAATGCTTCCATGAATTCACGATATAGCGCAATTCTTACTGCTTCAATTCCAAATACATCCAATATTTCATGAACATCGTTTGAAAGAGAGCGATATGGGTCTGTATTTGGAACAAGCGCAAGGTCTAACAAATTAGTACCGTCTACGTCCAATACGTATTGTTTTACGCTTGTGTATCCACCAATCTTTTCATCATATAACATTTCATTCTTAACTTCGCGAACATATGCTTTTCCTATTCCGTCTACTCCTGTTAAAACTGTGTCCAATAACTTTTCCTCAATGAATCGCAGAGATAACGCATTTTTTACAACTTCCGGCGCAAATGTAATCCGCATAATCATCTTGTCTGGTGTATTTGTATCTGAGTGAACGCATTCAAACACTCGCAATACTTTGTTATTTTCAATCTTCATTTGAATCATTGTCATGTCAATTACATTTCTTGATGCCATTTCATTTGTGTCTAATTCCAAACGAAGAATCCAAGGAGATACGCACAAGTTTCCCTGTGTTACTGAAAATCTCTCGTACGAACGCAGAATATCGCGGTCTTCTTGAACAACTGTATCTGATGATAGTGGGGTTGGATCATAATAAATTCTAACAGATCGAGTAATATCCCGCAACGTTGTCTTTTGAATTTCTTTCATCTTTGAAATAACAGCATCTTGTGATCCGGAAATTGATGGGTTCATATACACTGCATTTGCAGGATTTTTTGGATTGTGAGTCGCTGAGAGAAGTTCCACAATACGAGGTACGCCAGCAGTTGCGTTCGCTTTGACAGTGCCAGCTGAATGAAACGTATTCAGGGTCAGCTGAGTAGTTGGCTCACCAATTGATTGTGCCGCAAGAGTTCCAACCATTTCACCGGCCTGAACTTGTGACTTGATGTACCGGAACCGAATATCTCTCAAGAGTTCGTCAAACATATCTTTCGACAGCCTTAGACTTATAATTGATTTCTTCGGCGCAAGATAGAATCGCAGTAAAATGTGAAATACTTTATTATGTTTCATAATCGGTTCATTGACTAGTTTTTCAAGTTCTGAAACTACATAGTCTGGCATTAATTCTGTCTTTGTCGCATATGGATTTCTATATTTTTCAATTAAACGTTTCAAATGAACTGGGGCTTCGACTGTTGAATTCTTAACAAACTGAAACACATTCTTTACAAGAACATCGCGATCTTGTAGGATTTGTTCTATCATGTCTGGAACATTTGGACCAACTGATTCTTTTGTTATTCCTTCAAAATCTGCGGATGAACATGCAAACTCTCTATAAATTGCCTCCATACTCATTTCCCCAAGCTCACACGGCTGTTTCTCAACAGCGGTAGTATCAATCCCATCTCCGCCATAATGAAATTGAATAATGCTTCCATTCACATTTCTAACTGTTCCATCATATTCAATATGTAGGTCTTCCATTGATTTGACAAGCTTACGTTGGATATACCCGCTATCAGACGTATCAACAACATGAAGCCCGTTAGCAAGTCCGAAATTAACAGTTGATGGAACGGTCAAATCATACACCTTTTTATCAGTAGACAACTCCGTAATTGAAATGATTTCATCAAGTACTACATCATTTTGAACCGGAAAGTTTCGATGTACATCAGTACATACTAGTTGTTTAAGTTTCTCTTGTTTTACATTGTCAACTAGCGGAATATGCTCGGCAAACTTACTAGCCCACTGTGCCCGAATCGCAAATCTATATGACGGTAGAATGTTCTCTGTTCCTAAATTATTTGTTTTACAATGAGTTACAAATGTTTTTCCAAAGATTCCAAGGCGTGTACACAACATACTAATTCCATCTGTGAGTTTTGATGACGCGGAACCGGACTCAATACTATTTTTACTAATTGTTCCATCGCCTGAGAAATAACCGTTCAAAATTCCAACAATACATTCATCAGACGCGGTAAAGCATTCGTTTGGAACATGCTTATTTACCGCAGTATGACCGCATAATTCGGTTAGAAGTCTAGCAAGAACCGTGCTATAACCGAATACACTTGTTGTTGTTCCGCCAATATGATTGATTTTTGTTGTTTCTGCCCAATGAATATTCATAGTATTAAACCAATTTTTAACAAATGTTCTAACATTTTCGTTATTATTTGTGATTACAACAGTTCCGTCTGAAATTGATGAATGCTCTTCTGCTAAGAAAAGTCCGATGAAAGTTCCATTTACTTGGTCTAGCTCAAACCGTTCCGGAATTCCACAAATTCTACTGGTATTCCATGGATATACGAACCCATTTTGGATTGATTCTACATTTGAACGAACAGTAGCTCGCTGTATTTTAGCCTTTGAATCATACGGCAATGTAAACTCAGATCCATTGTGTTTATTCCACCATCCACGCTCAATGTGTTCGCGATTTGCCATATCTGTGGTCATCATAGATACAGCGGTGTTGAAATCTGTTCCATATATGAATTCATTCTTTGACAGATAGTCTTCCAACGCAATTGCATTCGAAATCACCGGTGGTGATGGAAGTGTGTGAGATACAGGAACGAAATCTCCGACATTCACTTTATCAGAATCAACCGGGTTAAACTGTTTCTGAGTTTCATTCCAGATTAGCAATGAATGACTTGCTGTTACAGTGACATTTTTTCCACCCTTTGTTTTAATTTCATACATCACAGTTGTTGGATCATGTCTTGTTACAGCGGTTACTTCGCCCCATGTGACGTGTCCTTCCGCGTCTACTGTAGGTATGAACGTATTTTGGATCTCTACAAATTCTCGGTCTCCTGTAACTTCAATATTTTTTGAGTTTTTAATAATAGAATCAATCCATTCGCCAATTTGAACAAGTTTTGAATTATTATTTTCAATGATTACAATTTCTGTTTCTCCAACTACAGATTTCACAGCAGTATCAATTAATCCTTCACGTCCACCCATTGCGTGGAAGAAGAATTCAGCCGGACGAAGACCAGAAATAAAGCAATTTTCTACAAATCCTCGCGATTCAAAACCATCGTCAAACCTCGCGAAATGAGGAAGTGTTCGGTCTTGTAGCGTATACTTAATACGACGACCTTCCACAAGTTGTTGCCCCAACAATCCCATCATTTGCGTAATGTTTAATCCGGATCCCTTAGCGCCAGATTCTACCATTTGAACTACTCTATTCGTCTTTGGAAGAGATTCAGTAACACTTTTTGATAGCGTATTAAACAAGTCCTTTGTTTTATTTGTAATTTGGTTTTCTAATTCTTCACCATCCGGACGACCAGAATTATTTAGAAATGTTCCAGAATGAACACTGGAAAGAATATCAGATACTTCACGACGTGTTTTTTCAAATTCAGATTGAATAATTTCCTGAGTCGCTGGATCCGGAATTAAATCGGATGCTCCTACAGAAAATCCAGAGAAGAGATTGTATTTTGTTACAATCGCTTGGACGTCATTGATGAACTGACCGGCTCGCTTTGGATTGAAATCATTAAATAATGTTTGAATAATTCCACCAGTAACCCCCTTATCTAAAATCCCCTTTACAAGTTTTCCATTTTCTAATTTAATTTTTTCTGAAATATTCATCAGTGGAAATGCCATTGAAATCAAGTCTTGACCAGACACAGTTTTATTTTGACGCTTATATGATGACAATGGACGATTCATTCGCGAAAGAATATTCATTGCAATATGTTCTGGGACTTGAACATTCGGTTGAGAAATTCTAAAAGTACCAGTCATCGTATCCTGAAATAATTGAATAATTGCTGAATTTGTTCGCGGTGATACAATCTGTCTTAATACTGTAGCTAAGTAACGAAGCTCCGTAGCCGAAGCAATTGATTGTGGCACATGCATGTTCATCTCGTCACCGTCAAAATCTGCGTTATATGGTCTCGTAGCGGAAACATTCAGCCTGAATGTTGAATATGGCAAGACTCGGATTCTATGGCATTCCATAGATGCCTTGTGCAAGGATGGTTGGCGATTAAATAGAACTACATCTCCGTCAATCAGATGCCTGTGAACTATATCACCCTCTTTCAAATCTATGGTTTCAGGATTAACAAACTTCAAACTTAATGTTCTCTTGTCGTCTTTTAGAAACACGGATTTTGCACCGGGGTGATTTGATGGTCCATTTCTAATATACGTCATTAACCGATCACGATTGTAACCAGTGACCACTTCTGGAAATGTAAGATTTCTCGCAATTTCTTCAGGAACTCCGAGCTCATCTAACTCAATGTTTGCGTCAGGTGTAATAACTGAACGAGCTGAGAAATCAACACGCTTTCCCATCAGATTTCCTCTTACACGTCCTGATTTTGCACCCATACGCGACTTCAATGTTTTCAAAGGACGTCCGGACCGTTGTGCGGCCGGAGGCATCCCCTTAATATCATTGTCAACATATGTAGCAACATCAAATTGAAGTAATTCAGTATATTTGTCAATGATGTCTGCAGAATCACCCTTATCAATCTTATCTCGCAATCTCTGATTATTTCGAACAATATCAATCAATTTATGAGTAAGATCATCCTCCATTCGCTGATTGTCTTCCATTACAACCGTCGGACGAACTGTAAGTGGCGGAACCGCTAATACAGTACAAATCATCCAGTCCGGACGACTGAACTTTGGATTAAACCCAATCGCCGATACATGCTCATCCGAAATACGTTGAAACATTCGAAGAACCATTTCCGGCTGAAGAGGAATCGGTTCAGATTCCGAATCATATGTGACCGCTTGCAAAGATGCCGGCTTTCCTTCCAATTTTTCAATCTTTTTAATTGCCGGAGTTCCGCAATGCATACACGCAGATTCAACCTTTAATTCCTTCGTTTTAAAAGACGCTGTCCTCTCGCGGACAGCATTGAATCGGTCAATACCATCATACTGTTTTGATATTTTATCCAATTCATCATCCGGTAGATAAGGATTTGAACAATTCAAACACACAATTTGAATTATTTTTTGAATCGGATCTAGAAACTGATATAGATATACAGGTCTTGCTAATTTAATATGACCGAAATGCCCGGGACATAACAAGTTCGTTTGCTTACATGTCGGACATATTTTACCATTTTCAATTACGCCAAATCTTGGGTCAAATACTCCGCCGGATACTGGTTGTCCGGCACGGTATGTATTATCTGTAATGACTTCAACAACACTTCGGGTTACGATTTCGTCTGGATTCGCAATCCCGAATTGAACACCAATAATACGGTCGGTCATTCTTATTATAAGATATGTTTCTGTTTATATGGGTTTTCCGTTTTCATTTTCCAATTGTTAATTCTAGTGTTTTTAACCAAAAATCATCATCATTCAATAATTCCATTACTAACTCTTTTGGATATGTTAATTCTAAATTATAAGACCATGTTGTAAATTCTTTCCCAGCCCGTTCTCTAAATTTATTTTTATCGCGAATTTTTGAGCGCTTTAAATCTTGGAAAACGCGGTGACAAATGACTTCTGTTAAATAAGGATTCTCACTCTGGTCTTTGAAATTTCGAATCATCGTATACCAGCCCTCCATTGAATTTCACAAAGAATAATAAGATGCCACAAAAAACTGTGAAATTAAAATCGGTTCGCCCATCCCATAAAAAGGATAAAAAATGGGATGCGACATTTCAGTATCCAGATGGACACACCAAGACTATTCCATTTGGAGCAAAGGGGATGTCAGACTTTACAAAGCACAAAGATGTCACTAGAAAGCAACGCTATCTCAATCGCCATTCTGGAATGGGAGAACATTGGAGTAAGCCGGACACTGCGGGAGCATTATCCCGCTGGATATTGTGGAATAAAAAATCATTCAAAGCATCTTTAACAGATTTTAAAAGACGATTTAAACTATAAAACGGGTTTTTTAACATTATAGTTGAACATCTGAATATATAGATACGCAGTTGTTCCAATTACAATCGGATACCACCACTCCATTATTCTTTGCGAAGTATATTTGACCATCTTTGTAGACGCAATGTCGCGCACATTCGTAGAAATAAATAAACATGGGTTGTTCTTAAATTTGAGGATTCTTCATCATCAGGATTTTGGTATGGTGTTTGTTTTGATGACACCAAAAGAGTTGTTAAGGAATTTAACACTGAAGAAGAAGCAAAAGCATATGAATTAAAACTCCCAAGAAATATTTGAACTTGTTATCGTGTAGATAAAAAACGAATTTTAATATCACAAGAATCCTATTATGAATAAAGATGGACCAACCTAAGACTCGCCGTGAGTCCAAGAAGGACCAGAAAGAAAAAGGACAAGGAAAAAATGGTAAATATTCATCGAAGCATCTTCGAAATATTGAAAAAATTTCAACCAGCAAGAAGACCTGAATAAGCTATCTTTTTCGTTTTTCTATGGTCTCGCGATTTTGTTCTTCCACCACCTTTTATGCGCCGACATGTTTTTCCTTTATATGTTTTCTTATCACATCCGCTAGTGTAATATGCTAATCGCTGAGCATATCCTTGGAATGTAGGAATATCCGCTTGTGGGTATAAATGTTTAAATAGTCCATACATCCATTTCATATACGAATTTCGAGTTTCTAACTGCGCCGGATGCTGTTCTAAATATCTTGTAAATTTCTTTGGATATACCTCAGACAATTGCTTTAAAAATATTCTTTGTGTAGCCATATCCGCCTCTTCTGGAATTTTTGGGTAATTTGCGGAAATACTAAATAAAAAATCACGCCCCAAAATACCAGTTAATTTCATATTTTCATACTTTTGTTTTACTTCGTCAAACGTCGGATCTTCTCCGGGATTTATTACCTCAGAATTTTCCTTACACTGTGTCCGCAGTTTATCATTCACTTTATTGTGAAGGTCATATACCCATTTCGCTGGGTCAGTTATATCAGGAAGTTCACTCATAAATTTCGTAGTAGATTCCCTACAAAAACGACACGGCAAAATATCCTTAATACCAATCAAAAATTGTCTAGGATTTTTCGCATGAAACGATATGTAATGAAATAGTTGCCAGCCACTTGGACCCCAATACCGTGTATCTATACCCATTTAAACACTGATTTAAACGCAGATTAATTTTTAAACTTTACCATTACCTGTATATATTTATCTTGTTGTGTAATTACTGCTTGACCACACAGTTGCCATCCTGAATCAAGCATTTCTCTTATTTTTTGGATAAATTTATTACGCGATATATCGGTATCATCTTCTTCTACAACATAATATTCATCCATAATTGTTAATCATTTTTCGTAAATTGATTCCGTTTTAATAGTAAATGACCAACGAAGGATTATTTTGGGCGATTGCGGTTGCTGTGTTTCTTGGGAGTGTCTTGAAGGATTTCTTTCAAGCAATTACCCGCGATTTAGTAACTCCTGTGCTAACTGCGTTTGGTGGAAGTGCCGGCTCTGAAGTGTCTGGATTTGTTGTTACCATTGGTGGAGTGAAATTGAAGATAGGGGATGTAATCGCAAGTTCTTTAAGTTTGTTGGTTGCGTTTGCGATTGTTTCAGTTACATTGCCGTATCTTCGCGCATATACTGCTCCAATTGTAGGAGGGCGTCGTTAGATTTAGATATAGATAAATTCAATTGAGTAATGGGAAATAACGAATCAAAAAAGCTTGAGGCTTGTACTAAAGTATAAAATTTCAAGAGTTTACACGCCGACTTAAAATACTTCTTGAATCTAAAACAATGGAGTGGTTAAAATCTCAGTATGAAAAAGTGAAGTCTGCGGTTGCTGGTCCGGCTCAAAAAGTAGCAGATGCTCTTCCGTTGCCAAAGGTGGCTACATCTTCCGCTCCTAAAGTTCTTGGAACTGCGTCGGAGCCGGCTGGAAAAACAGTAACAGGTGGTCGCCGTCAACGAAAAACGCGTCGTCATTCAGGCGGTCGTAGACATCGTAAGACTCATCACCGCCGTCGTTAATTTTCTAATTTAATGTTTGCCCAGCCTCCGCTGGAAGGATACTTCCCATATTTTGCCTCTATTCTCTTTTGTAAATCTGACGAAGATAGAGTCTTTCGGTCATTTTGGTCTTTCCAAATTCTAAATACGCGGTTTAATTCTTGTTTCATAACTGGTTCTGGTTGCTCTCCTTCTGCGAGTTCCTTAATGTGATCATCAATAAACTTTTGAATTCCATCATTTTCATTTCTATATTCTGATGTATATTCCATGACCTTCTGTGGCGCAGAAAGTTTACGATGACAGTTTCCTTCGCGAAGGATATGAATTAAATACGCCATCATAGGCATTGCCCATTGCTTCGTAGTAACCGCAAATTGAATACTTTCATCAAGCGGATATTCGTTTGGTCCGGCTGGATTCTGAACGAATTTTGATATGAAGTTGATAACTATCAATCGTCTCCAAGTTCCTCCATCTGTTGTATTAATTTTTGGTTTCTCATTACATGCAAGATGAAATTTTGCTTGAACCTCAAATTCCCCGCCGGACTTAAACAAATCGCGGGCATACATCTTTTCACAAGATGTAATTTCTTTCATAAGACCGGTATTCAGCGCGATTGCCTCGTCTGGTTCCTGCATAGTCACAAATCGTCTTCCTCTTAATCTGGAAACTTCTGGTGCCGCAGACCCTGAACTTTTACGTTTCTGAGTAAATAATGATATAGGAACCGTACACGCATAGTCTCCTAACGTTGTTGACATCAAATTCATAATCATTGATTTACCATTTGAGCCGGATCCGGTCATGATATGGAACTTTTGAGCAGGATTTCCTCCAATAAGAGCGGTTGATAAATGTTTAATAAAGTATTCGCGAACTTCTTCGTCCGGAAGAACTTGCCGAATAAACTTTTCAACTTGTGGCCAAGAATCATATTCATAATACTGTTTTTCTTGGTCATAATCCAACCCAGTAGAGAATGATAGATAATCGTCCGGTTTTCCATCTCTGAATGTCATTGTTGTAGTATCCAAAACACCGTTATTGAATGCAATTAGATCTTTATTTGCGTCAACCTTTTTGATAAAGTCTTCATCAAAGAACAATTCACGACATTCTTTCATTACATTGGATTTGAATGATGTTGTTTTTAGTTTTTTAAATACATCATTTAGACCAACACGTTTCGAATCGAGTAAACAAAATTCACATTTCCCGCAATCTTTCTTATCTACTGGGGTCATACACTCAATTAATCCGCGATTTGACATTTCGTCTAAAACTCCTGTCATTTTCTTAAAGAATACTCCAGCAACCTCTCTTGAAAGACGAAGAAGCAAATCTACTCCGGAATCAGTTTCTCGCCAAATATGGCCGGACCATCTATACCAAATGTTATTTTTGAAATCAGAACACTTATAATTATCGCGAAATTTGGCATGAATGACAGACGCTACATCAAATTCTGTTTTAGAACATGCGGCCATAATGAGCCTATCAATATTCTCTCGTTCAATCTCCTGATATCCATCAAAATTATCTTCACGAGACATGTATCTCAAAGATCCTTCTCCGCGTTTTTCACCATCTGTGCGATATGTTAAATTTAACCACTTTTGTGTATATTCTGATTCATTATACTTTGGACTTTGTGCCATAAAGTCTAGAAACACATCTAACAAATCTCCATGAATATTGTGAAGACAAAACGCAACTTCAATCCAAGAGTTGTGTGTATGAGATCGTTCTGGATTTAGATTCATAACATGTTTTCGAATATATTCACGCTTCTCTGGATCTAGTTGTTGAACAATACGATTTGTCGGCGATGAGTCTCTAGAACTTGGTTTTTCATTTCGCTGAACAGGGCGTCCTCGCTGTTTATTTTGTGTTTGCGAGTCTTGAAGGCTATTTCGCAAATTATCATACAAACTTTTACCTTCTGCAGTCATCGGTGTTTCATGAGTCGCGTCTCTTCTAACAGAAATAAATTTTACAAATTCACTTGTGACCTTTGGCATGTATGACCCGTCTACTACACTGAAATCATTTCCATCCCAGCGGAGAATGTATGATAATAAATACGGGAGAGCATTTGAGTCGGGTTTACGAGATCCGTACATCGTCCAATTCACAGAACGATTTACACCTCCTTT